GATACAGTGAAACATATTACGAGATACACGCGTATCTAATTGATGTCTGCTCGTATTCTAACGAGGCTGCACATGATTACATTTTAGAGGCTTGCCCGCATGTGCTGGCGCATGATTTTGTGCCAGCGCCCGTTACAAGTTTGGAGTATGAAGAATGACCAAAAACACAGGCAAAGCATCGTCGCCAGGATACCGAAAAGTCGCGACAATATACTGCCCAATCTACGGCTACGAGATAGAGCGCACTATTTGCGAGCACGACGATGTTTGGCTTGTTGACGTTTGGGGCGTTCCGTATCGGTGGGAGTGGGTGAAATCAGTGAAGGTGTATTGGCGATGAATATGGAGCCGTTTAATTTTTGCATACAATGGATGGTGTACGATTATTTGCCAACCCTGAAAACCGGAGACTTCCTACCTGGTCAACTTTGCATGCCCGATAGGATAGGCGTTGAGCGAAAGACGTATCGAGAAGTGTTACGCGTTCTGGATTTCCATGGAGTTATAAGTGTCAAGCATGGCAAACCCACAAAGTTCATAAGCCTTAACAAGCCTGGACTGCTGTACGTCATGGAGCGTAAAGGCTTAACTGGTCAAACCACATAATCGAAAAATGGTGGTATATTAACCACACTAACAACACCGCAGCAGTATCGCGGATAACGGAGATACTCATGCGTAGAAGAAATATAGAGGCACCTTTTGTACAAATTAGCAAGAATGCTAAGATTTTTGAGTGCGGCATTTTGGTCGCTATTGTTCTTACTGTTTTTGCCTTTGCTGTTTGCTCTGTCGGGCCAATGATTATTGGTGATTCACTACCGGAAGCAACCAAGGCAATCACAGAATAGTTTCAACGCCACCGGCAGTCACGCATAATTTAACTGTTAGCGCAGTCGCGATGTGTGGCTACCTCAAACCGGTGGCTCCATTTTTGGAGGGAATATGATTCACAGCGTAGAAGACAAAACACAAAAAGAACTTGTCGAGATTGTCAAGATTCAGATGGAGGAATACGAGAAGTTATTAAAGACTGAAAAGCAAACCGGAGCAATGCTGAACGAAGCGCTGGAGGCTCTCAAAGCAGCAGAGCGTGAGCGGGATGATTTGGAGAAACGACTATCAATTTACGAAAGTAAGGATAATCAATATGCGAATAAATTAAAAAGAATGCTGAAACTGCAAGCGCAGCTACACAAAAAGCAAGGGGCCGAGTCTCTTGGAGTGTTATTTGATAGCGCATTGTCAGAGATTGAAGCGTTAGAAAAGCGCGAAAAAGCAGTAGATATAGAACGGTATGTATTATCTTACTGCCTAAATTTCATTAAAGATTTCGCAACCCATGATTCTGAGAGCAAAGACGCTGCTTTTTTACGACTGAAAAACACTATTAATGACAGCCATGTCAGAGCTAATGAGCTCTTAAACAAATTCGCCATTGAGCAGCAGATTAAAGGAGCAAAAGCAGCAGGAAGCAAGTTAATTCAAAGTCATGAAGGACAAAAGAAGCAATGGTTTGATGAAGTCTTTATTGGTCAACTACGCCAACAACTAAACGGGGGTGAGTGATGATTCTAACACGCTGGCTAAACGGCTGGACAATCGAAAACATAGCAGCAAAGCACGGCATACGCGTTGAAACTGTTGTGGCTTATTTGCGGGTTCGTAGTGGGGAGTGGGTGAGCCGGTAATTTAACCGGCTTTACCACCAAACTTACCCATAGCCTTTTCAACGATAGCGCCCATGTACGGGGCTGAGAAGTAAAACGCCAATATCAGCATCATGGCCCCGTTCATCTGTTCAGCATAACCACCAATGACAGTTGCGCTTGCTCGCCATTGCTCAGGCTGTGAAGCCCATACAGCAACCAAATTCATTACCATGCTAAATACATACATAAACAGCCACACAAACGTAATCATGACCGCAAGAAGCCGCCTTGCTAGGTTTTGTCCGCTAGTGTTAGCCATCCAGTCTATTATCATCTTTCTGGCTTCTGCGCGCTCTGTGGCTGCGTCTGCCGCCTTCTCTTCGTCAGTATAGAATAGCGCGTCGCCTGCATCTCGAATCATCGAGACGCCTTCTTTTACGACATCAGATGAACCAAACAATCTACCCCAGAAACTAGCCATTAGCTTGCAATCTCCAAAACAAAACTATCTTCACCATACCACTGTAAAAGTAATTCGCAAGCTTTCAGTGAATCCACCGCGACAGGTTCGCTGGTCATTGGTCCGCCTTTAATGTCTAGGCATGGGGCGACGCAGCCCAGCAGGTGCTTGAGTAGTGACGCGGGGTGAATCTCAATATTGGTACGAGGGTCAGTTTCTTCGTTGCGGAATTTGTACCAGTGATGCTTGCCGGTGTGGTCACGGTCAACGATGTACTGACCTTCTGGGATGCAGGATTTGCCGATTTGGTTATTACGCCAGGGTAGCTCCAATGTGTAGATTAGCTGGCCGTCTGGTAGATACCATTCGCCAGCCGTATAGTGTTTGTGGTAGTTACGTTTAATTGCTGCCATAGTTCAACAAGGCGACTATAACAGCCGCCACCCCAGTACCACCAAGCAATGCAGCGGTTACAACCTTCCATATCAGCCCGCGCACACCGTCAACAACAGGCTTCATTGCTGCGATAGTTTCACTATGCACATCTAGCTTGTTTTTAACAGATGATAACTCAGCGCTAACCGTGTCGTGTTTCGACGCGTATACAGCAAATTGCGTTGCCTGATTATTCATAGCATCAGTGAGCCTATCTAAAGAAGTGAGCACTTTCGTAGTGCCTTCCTCTAGTGAAGATATGCGGTATTGGTGGTCGTTAACGGTCTTTTGTAATTCTTCGCTCATGGGATTTCAACTGTTTAAGCAATTTAATTAATAAAAGGCCGGAAACTGCTACCAGTGCGCAACCGATGCACAATATTACTGACAGCACTTAGACCTCCGTTGACTATTATAGTTAATTCAAAGGATAACAGAATTAAACTAAAGTTTAACGGCCAGTCATATAACACGGGGAAAACATCATAACCGGCTAGTAAAAATAGATAAAATGCGCCCAAAATAAACTGCATTGACGCATATATGGTCGTGATTTTACTAGGTATTTCGGAGCAAATAAAGATAGTCAGCGTTGTTGTTAGTAACAACGCTGTATAGTAAGCGGAAAATGAAGCATCATAAAAAATAAATTGTACTGCATAAACCAAAATATAAGATGCAAGTATTACCTTGCAATCGTTCATTTCTTAGGTGGCTTCCGGTTTGTCTTGCTTGTGTCGCGAGGTTTCTTCCTGCCTACTGGCATCGCGCTGCGACCTTCTGTTTTGGTGCTCATAACTCAATCCTCAACTTTGGCTAAAATACCAACCGCTCAACGCGATTCGAATATTGCTAGTAGATGCTGGTATGTTCGACGTACCAACCTCTAATCCGTTTGTGCTAGGGTCATTTTGTCTAAACTCTATATAGCTGGAGCCAGGAATAACCGAAGCGCTCAAAAACATAGTATCATCAAACGTTACATTTTGTACAACACCAAGACTACAGGCGAAATCATAAAATGATATTCCTGCTGCACCGGCTGTTTTCGACGTAAACGGAAGTGATGCTATTCTGAAATTGCCTGACGCTGTGGTAAACGCATTGGTGTCAAATCTTACTGTCATAGCAAAATACACCATGTCGCCTATTTTTCTATACGTACCTTCCTGAATGAGATAGGTGGGCGAGAAGTCGCCAGGTGTCGCAAATGTTACAGTTGGTGTAAACGTCCCGCTGGTTGGCGTGAAATTTCCGGCACGGATAGTTTGCTCAACGCCCTTTGATGAAACAGACAGCCCCATGTTTTTCGCAATTGTCTGAGCCATGTTTTTATGACCGGCAGGTGTGGGGTGTGCGCCATCAGATAAAAACCCGTACGTATCGCGAAGCTCAGATATGCTTAACAATGAGCCGTCACTGCTTAATAGGTCCGGCAATGGGATATAAACAGCGCCAGCGACCTCGCTTGCCATCTGCCTTAATTCCTGTCTAATCCATGTTGACGAGTCGTAACCCCAGTTTGTATCAATAACATAAAGCTTTGTTTTGTTGCTCTTGACCTGTGTGACAAGGTAGTCAAGCTTGCTTGCTACTGTCACTTTCTCACCGGCGCTAGAATCCCTGTCGTTGTACCCTAATGCAAAAATAAGCGTCTCAGATGTACAGGCATCGTCAAAAACACTGTTATCCGTATGAAGAATTTTGCGGCCAGGGTCAGAAAAATTGTTAACGACGAAATCATCAAACGCATTCAGATATTGGATACCTGTGATTTCAACGGTTCCCGACACCACCTCAATTCGAATGTCAGAAGTACCGTCACCACTGTCCACCATTGCGACCAGTGGAGATATGGCCGAACCATCCTCTGTGGCATTACTGTCTACTGTTTGTTGTACAGTGCCGCCACCATTGTTCGAGATAGTAAACGTACCGCCGCCGCTAAATGCGCGATAAAAAACCCTGAATTGAGTTGTTTCAAATGGAACATTGAAATCAAGATAATCTCCAGGTGTAGAGCTATACCGAGAAAACCCATTGATAACAGTCGTAGCGTCACCAAGGTTTTTAAAATTCCATGAACCGCTAGTTGTCACTGAGTGGTAGTCGTTGTATGTACCCTCGGCATTGGTGGCAACACCCCTGGAACTGATAAATCCTATGCTTTCTGAGCCGTTTTCCAGCAAAAGCAACTTGCGCAGCACTGCCGCATAACTGTCCGAATATACGTCTGGACAGTTCGAACCCCAACTTATGGAGTCACCCAAAATACTAACAGATCGTCCAGACCATTTATCAGTAATAGTGGATTTAACGCCGCTCAACATGTCGCCCTGCGGCTCACGCGTGTCCACGTACTTGAATTTTTCAGTAATTGATATATAGCTATCAATGCTATTCACACTAAGCCGGTACTCTCCAGGCTCAACGTAAACGACCACCTGACCATTCGAGTTGGTCGTTTTTGATGTAGCGCCGTTGGTGTAGAATTCATCGTCATACATTATGGCAACTACACCCGATTCTCTGTGGTACATCGAGCAAACCGCACCGGTTACAACCTGTTTTCCGCTAGACTGAGCCGATGCTGTGTCTCGCTCTAGCGCTGTTATCGTATGGGGTACAAGTGCCATCATTTCACCTATGGGTTGTCAGCACCAAGTACAGTGCCTGTGTTGATCCAAGTAATAGTATATCCGTTTCTCTCGATGGCCGCACCTGCCGCACCACCTGAGCCGCCACCAGTCTGACCAAGGTCGCCGCCTGCAAACCCTGTAGCGGTAAATATGCCGCCAGCGCCATCATCGGCAGTCGCTATACCTCCAGCGCCGCCAGTCGTGTTGTCGCCATTCTGTGCAGGGGTAATGTCGATGGCATTAACAGGCGGCGATACAAAGCTGCCTGTAGCGCCTAGGCCGTTAGTATATCCCGCACCGCCGCCACCAGCGCCAAATGCCGATACACCGCCACTCGATGCGCTTTGACCATTAGCGCCCCCGCCGCCCCCGCCAATAGTGCCTGAGTTGTCAATCTGCACATTGGTTTCAAGGTATAAGGCTATACCGCCAGCTTCCGGCGTGCCGCCAAGGTTCGCGCCATTACCGCCTTTACCAACAATAAGCCCCCTGACATCAAGTATTGGGTCATTATTGAAGTAGCTAAAATCACCCGTTGACACGGCGGGCTGTGTGTTATCACTGCTACCAGCGACGCAGAAGCCATCAAAAATAATCCTAACCTGTGTGTCTGCATCATAGCTTGACGGCGGGTATTGGTCGTCAAATACATCGCGAAGCGTCCGCGCAGTACCACCCGCATCTTTCAACTGGTCAATCTCACTGGATAGTTGAACTACAAGCACGCCCTCGTCAACGCCTTCGTCCTGTGATAGCTCTTGGCCGTATGAGTGCTCAAGACAAGTGTAACTGAAATTATCCGACTCCTGCGCCGACATAACCTCAACAGGTAAGTCAATACGGGCGTTTGTGTTATCCACAATCGTCCTAGTGTTAACGTAAGCATTACCAGCGGTCCATACGTCGGTGTCTTTCGAATCCAACTGGAACGATATTTCGATGGGTGCTTTCGAGTATCTGCGGCCCCATCGCGCGGCCAGCAGGATAGCAGCCGCTTTGTTATCATTGTTAATCCAGCGACAGTTAATCGTTTTGATTTTCTGTGAGCCATAATTCGATACGCTATCAGGGTCGATGCGTACATATCCCTGTTGATAGTTGGTTATCTCGTCAAGGTCTTTGGCGTAGTCATATATGCCAAAATTCACAATGACAGTACTAACCCGCATATCAAGCTTATCCTGCCACGACACGGTATCAGCAAGCAGCTCACCCTCGTCTGTCCATGTAGGCACGGATGATGAGAAATCTTTAATCGCGACAAATGATATTTCTGCCAGCCGCTCATCCCAATACAGGCGATGCGGCGCTTCCATGCCTAATTCTTTCAGTAGGGTTTTAATACCTACCGGCTCAGTTAGCAGCGTGTAGTAGTTGCCAGGAAGGTACGCGCTACGCTCTGCCGCCCACTTCGACGTTGGAATGTAGGAAGAATCAAGACCCGCACCGGTAACAAGTAGCAGGTATAAGATATTGTCAACAGTATCTTGAATCTCGACGCATTCCTGCACGGTGTCATCTGCGCTATGCGCGTCGGCCACGGTGTTATATTGCGCTCTAACTACCGTCAGTGTGTCACTGCCACTGGTGCGCGTGTAGGTCATTATCTCGTCATTAATGCGGATGATGCCACTAGTGCCGTGATTAGCATCGCCTGCGCCCGTAGGTGACAAGGTAATGCTGGTTGCAGCATCAGTAATATCAGCGCTTAGATAGCCGGTTGATTTTGGTGGATACTGCGCACGGTCATTGTCAGCGAATTTAAGCGGGTCGCGGCCTGTGATAGACACGCCTGAAGCGGTTTTCTTGAACGAGTCCAGCAGGTAATGGCGAGCCTGAAATGCGTTAGTGTCAAAAGTGAATTTATCGTCTAGGTATCCAGAGTATACCCGCATAGGAAAACCCTGATAATACGGATATGTAGCCCTCCATAGAGGCCAAAAATCTACAGGGTTTCCAGGTGTTGAAAGCTCGGTCTCGTCATTGTGGTCGCGAATGTTTACCGTTACTCGGCCACGGATGCCGATGCCGCCTTCTGGGTCAATCGATGTTGCACCGAACGACGGAGTACCCGCAACAAATGGCGCAGCATCAAGACCAGGAGGAACAGGCGAGCGGTCAAGGCAAAAGCGAAATGTCGTGCCGTCACAGTCAATCTCCACATAGTAAAATGGGCGCTTTACTGCTTCTTTTTTCGCGTTGTTATACAGAGCCATGACCGGTCTGACTCCAGTTAATTGACATTAAGTTGCGGGTTCCGCTGAACTGTAACGATATGTCACCGCCAGTCATGCACAATCCGACCTCGTTAGGGTATTCCAGCAAGTTCCACGCAATGAAATAAAGATATTCTTTCGAAACCTCTTTAAAGTCTAAGAAATAATTCTGTATCCAAGTTCTATCTACGTTATCCAGTGACACGCTATTGCTAAACCCCTTACGGATAATGCTGCGAGACGTGAACTCGCCGCCGTCAGTCATGTTGTTACGGTATACCGTATTGTCAGCCATGGTAATAGGCGTATGCCCGCTAAAGAATGGGCGCTGCAATTGCAGAGCGATGCCTGCTGAGATATAACCTATACCTACCGAACCTGTGCCGCTGCACACGATTTTTATCCTGCGAGCCGACACCGTGCCGCCAGTGTAGTGAAACATGAGCGGTGTGTTGTCAGTCGGGTTTTTACCTGTGGTTAATGGCGTGAATGAACCTGTCGTTCCAGCTGACCACTCAGCGCCAACAGAAAACAGTGACGTTCCCAGTGTATGAGCGCCTACGCATATTGTGTCAATATCAACGTTAGCGGGTAATGTAATGGTAATCTCTGCGCCGCCTGTGAATGTCCATTTTTTGTATGTGTTTGGCACTAACGCATAAGCACCATTGGTGCCGGTTGTCACTGACACGCTATCGTAATTTAGCAGCAGGTTGTCATACAATATCCGCGCATGGTTAAGCGGGAAAGGTGGCGTTGTGGCTGTGCCGCTCGTAGCTGTTATCGCTGTCGGAGAAGTTATTGCCGCTGCTGACTGTGGCGTTTTTGCTGTCGGGGCAGAAATGGATGCGCCTGAAACAGATGACAAAGCAGAAGGCGACGAAATGCCCGCTAGTGCCTCGGCGCTCCACGCCACAGGGGATGATATAGAGGCGGCAGAAGCTGCGCTATAAGATGTTGGCGATGTAATACCAGCAGCCGATACAGACGAATAGTAAGCAGGACCGCTAATGGACGCAGTAGAGACTGGAGAATGAGCGCTTGGTAGTCCAATCGACGCATCAGCAATTCCGCTAAATAGCAATGGTGCAGATATAGACGCAATTGACACAGCAGTGCTTGCCGACGGCGCAGTTACGGATGATTCGCTGACAGCCGAATATGACACAGGCGTAGATATGCTACCGGCAGACACAGCGGATAGCGCATCAGGGTCGGTTATGCTCGCCCCGCTAACAGCAGTTACAGCAAAGGGTGAGTCAATAGGCCAAGCCGGTGACGGCGTTAGCGCTCCCTTGTTTGATGTAACGCTAAAGTCTGTAGGTAGCGCAGTCATTACGGCTCCTTATGGCGCGTCGATTGGTGCTGGCGTTACTGGTGTTGCGGCGCTAGGCGGTGATACTGTGCCTTCACTAACCGGAGTGTTTGCGCTAGGCGCTGGAATTGTTGCCTCGTTTTCAGGTGTCATGTTAACCCCCTATAAAGTTAAAGTCATACCCATCACCCGCAAGGGCTTTGAGCAGGTCATACACTTGCTGCCCTGATACCATATCAGAAGGGTTTAAGCCGCGAATATCAAATGTGCGGTTTGGTGCTTGAGCGCCAGCAGATGTCGTAGTCGTATTTGTTGCAACCTGTCCGCCTGAGTATGATTGCCCAGTGCCTGCGCTTCCGTAACTGGTGGACATAATACCCTTAACCTGAGCGAAACTTGCAACAGACTGTGCAGCAGCAAGCGGTATATTCCATGGGTATGGTGTTGCGGCCATGGTTTTAGACACGGCGGCATAGCCATCAACAACGGCTTGAGATACAGCAGCAGCCTTGCCAATCTCAAACATCTTACGGCTTTCGGTGTTCATCAGGCTTGATAGGTTGCCGAACATGCTAGAAAGCATAGATAGTTTTGCTTGCTTTTCCTGTTCAGCCAGTAGTAACCTTGCCCTTTTACCTTTCTCCTCGAGGCTTGTTTTCTGTCCCTCGAAATTATTTATCGCGTTAAGCTCTGCAAGTCTAAGGTTATCAAGAAGTGCCGCTTTTTCCTCGCCACTCAATACTTCAGACTCTTTTATCCTTGCTGCCTCATCTTGAATTTGCAAAACTCTCGCATCCGCTTGAGTTTTTAGTGAGGCGATCCTTTTTGCCTCAGAGTTTCGTTGAGCTTCTTCAAGCTCAGTCATTGCGCCAGTTTCAACGGCTACCCTGTTGCGCGTGGCGGCGTTAAGTAGCTCTGACTCTACAGCTACGCTTGATGTTAATATCTGAACTCTGCGTCTTGCGGACTCTCTAGCAGCATCTATTCTATCTTGCTGTTCGTCTGTAACTCCGCCCGTCTTTCCTTGAGCCGTATCAAGCTCAGCGCGAAGCTGCACAAGCTCCCTGCGCAATTCGGCTACAGATGCTTGGTACTCTTTGTTTTTGACTGCGCGACGGCCTGTTTGATTTGAGCCTACCGATGTCGCTCTTGCAAGCGCCTCTTCGGTGGCTATTTGCGCCTCCTTCTCTGCAATTAGCTCTTTTATCTTAGCTATGCTTTTATCTTTCTCCCTTCCTTCTTCTGCCTCTACTTGCGCCAAAAATTCAAGTTGATTGGATGTAAGCTTTGCGTTTTCTTGAAGCTCTTTAAGCTTGTCAACTAAGTCTTTTGTTGAGTCAGACGAGTCCATCATGCTAGGCACAAAAGCCATAGCTAAAGACGCACCGATACCCACAATCGCACCCACCAATGGGGCGCCCAACACGATACCCAAGTCAGCGGCTTGTTGTGAGAATGCGAGAAGCGGTGAAGTGCCTGCCTGAACTTGTCCGACGAATTGCTGTATTTGAATGCCGGCTTGGCCTGAGTTTTTGCTTAACTTAACAAATCTGCCAGACATAACATCGGCGCTATCAGACATCCTTGCCATTGCTGTATTTACAGCGGTAACATTCGCTCTCGCCGAATTGGCTTGTTCAGCGTAGCGCTTTAATGCCGCTGTCGCCTCCACAAGCTCATTGCCATTCTTATCAATGACGCGGTTGTTGTCATCAACAGTATTTCCTAGGCTTATTTGTCTTGATATAGCATTAGCTAGAGTGCTATTTGCTTGCGATAGCTTGTCGTTTAACTGGTCAGCGCCCTCTCCTAAAAGTGAGTAGCCGCCAGCCGCCTCGCTTAGTGAGTCGGCTAGATTTGTTGCGACCGTGGTTTGCGTAGCAATGACAGTAGATGCCTTCTGAGACCTTCCGGTCAAAGAGTCCATCATTGCAGCCATTTTTTCAGATCTATCTGAGGCGTTATTAAAAGCAAGCTTTAATGATGCCAGCTCATTGGTAAGGCCTTTTGCCTTAACTCCGTAAGCGGTTAAAACGTTCCCGTTTTCATCAATTGACCTGCCAGCCAAAACCTGTTCGGCAGCAAACTCAGCCAAAGCATAACTTGCAGCATTGTATGACTCGCGTATTTTGTAAAAAGCAAGCGAGCTTTGTTTTGCAGATTTGTCTATCTGTTCAAACGAACGGCTGGCTGATTCATTTGCCTGCTTGACTCTTTGAGCGGCTGATACGGCACCGGTATCGTCAACCTTTACATCAAAAGCGATATCGTTAGCCATTATCTAAACCCTTTTCAAACTCTTCTAACTTTTTAGCCATTCTGCCAAGCTGTTTTTTCTCGAACATGCCAGCCATTTCTGGCGGCCTGTTCATGGCAATGTAAGTAAAAATATCTTTAGGCGAACACTGCCAGTACTCGTTAGGCTTCATACCATAGGCGACGCACTCACGCAGCAGATTAGGCCATAAGTCACTGAGGTCTACTGCGCTTGTGTCTTTCCCTCGTCTGACTGCTCACCTTCCCACGTTGGACAAAGGGCTGTCAGAATGTCGCTAAATGCACTTGTCACCTTGGCTGTATTATCCAAGCTGTTGAGCGTATCCCAAATATCCATGGGGTCGACATCAACGCCGCCTTTAGCCAAGATAAGACTAACCAGCTTAGAGCCTTTGGCGTAGTCAGGAATCTCACCTTTAAAGATATCGCGAGCCAATAAAAAAGGGCTACCCATTTCGTCGGTGATGTCCTGCGCTAAATCAATAGTCACAGGAACCTCGACTTTATTCTCACCCCAAGTCAGCTTGATTTTGCGATAGCTCATATTAAGCCACCGGGTCGGTAAATGTAGCCGCGCCAGTAGATGACATTGAAAGACTGAACTGCATCAATTCACCAACTGAGCCTGAATCTTCAAAGCTGTCTAAGAAGAAATCGCCGCTAATCACTGAGCCGCTTGTTCCTGCGTCGTCAGCAGTACAGGTGAGCACTACAGCGTAAGCCTGTGAGCCTGTTTGCATGGCTGACTTTAGCAGTGAGTTGTTTCGTGTTACACCGCTGCCGGTGAAAGAGATAGATTTCTGAGTCGGCGTTGCATGAGCGTCTGCCCATTCGCCTGAAGTGTCGCCTGAAGTGTCGCCGCGTGAATTTGAGATTGACAGCGATTGTTCCACTAAAACAACGGCAGTACCGCCAATCGTTCCGGTCCACTCGCGTTTGTGAATACCTGCACCTACTGACATGGTTTAATCCTCATGGTTGATTTATAGTCATTCTAACTGGTCAAACCACTAGACGCAATATTTATGGTATTGTGGGGTTTTTGGGAGGGAAACATGAGCGGAACATTTACATTGGTGTCGGAGCAATTACCGCCTGAGCATGTGCCATTAATTGGCATCTCATTGGGGCCAAAACTTCACACAGTAATATTTGATGGGTGCAGGTTTATCGACAGAGCTAGCGGTAATGAGTTTGCCCTAGGCTGCATTATTGCTTGGTATGATATGAGCAAGCACGAAAAAAGCGACTGGCCTATTGTCGCTGGAAGTTTGCACGTTTGCGTAAACGCGCTTTTCTCAGCATTGGCTAACACTCAACATTCACAGAAAACCTAACCATCCAACGGCCTGAGCCTGTTCGCATGGGTCGGCCAACTGATTCGGCGGTGTTGACTACTTTCATGGTGCCGCTATCATACGACAGGTTGTTAAATAGGTACGTTTGGCAACTTGTCGCATCATTTACCAGAGTCAGCCAATCATCGGGTAATTCTGACACGTCACTAAACAGCGTCACTTGAATCAGGTAACGGGCGGTATCTGTGTTTGACTCTCTGCCGGTAGCGTTAACCAAACAGATTGATACGCTATCATTAGTAAACGGCAAAGCTGAATCATCCCAAAAAATAGCGTGATGATAGCCAGTAAGCACATTGTCTATTAGTGCAGTGCGGACAACTTCCGCTGGTAACGTGCTTGCGCTCATTTGCTCATTTCCTCTCTAAATACTTCGTTTAGGTTGATGCTTTGCAATCCGTGTTCAATCCAGCGTGATTTTGCGTTAGGGTTTGTTAGTGCGCCACGCTTACCGGATGCGTCAGGGCCACGCGGAGACCAGTTATCATTGTAGTACAGCCAACCGGCATACGCTGTCGTGTGGTCGCCGCCATAGCTTAATGTGACAGACCATACACCACCCTCTCGAACAGGTGTGGTCACTTCCTTAGACTGCATCAAGTCGCCCGTATCCATCGGCACAAAGTAGTCAGAAGCTGTGCCAAGTTTCCACGCAGTCATGTAGCAGGCATCTTTAGCCTTAACCTGTAGCTCTTTGGTCCACGCATCCAGCTTGTTGTTAGCGTCCGTGTATGACTTACCTGGTTTGAATGGCATTAGCCGGTCAACAACACATAATCTTTGCCGCCAACTAAAGGTGTAGCGGTTTCCACCTTAACAATCTTCTCAGCGCCTGACACCGGCGTTAAGTCTGCATGTTCGCCCACTGCAATCATATCGCCCTTCTGTGCACTGGCGTATTTGGTCACATAGGTTGTATTGGGCTGAAACTCTTCCTGTTCGTCATCACGGCGAATAGCGCCACCATCCTTAAACCTAGCGTCAAACGTAACAGGCGCATCCCAGCCGCCACCGTATGGGCTTGACGACGTGTCAACAGTGGACTTGCGCCAAATGGTGACAGTCTCTTGTGGGAATTGGCCGATAATTGTGCTCATCCGCGTTGCACCTGTAAAGGATACGCACCACCCTGACCAATAGCCGTTAACACACAGACTCCCGCGTCCATACCTTGAAGCAAATCAAGATATTGATTACCGGAGCCTTTGCTTGTGTCGAATGATACCGAGTCACCGGTAAAGCTAGACTGGCTGGAAAGTTGCCCGCCTGACTGCTGCACAATCATCGCCGCAGCGCCATACATCTTAGCTAATTTAGCTTGTGCGTCACTGTAGCCGCCTGTCGTGATACATGCGTCCGCTTCGTCCACCACATCAATAATCATTTGAATTGACGCATCTGACAGGCTGTTAGGCACAAAATCCCGAACCTCTGAAACTGTTATCGTAGCCATTGTATTTTCACTCTACCGTTACGCACGTAGCGTACTGTTGTTATGCCCTGGTTACGCAGATATTCGCGCAACGCTTCCCCTTTAGGTTAATTCAACTTTCTGCATATCGGACTATCAAAATAGACTGTAACATCCGTAGCACCCGTATGAGTGCGCAAAACAAACTGTGGTTGAATAGTGGTTTCGCCCCCTGATAGTGTGGAGACTACCATAGATGTTAGTATTCCTGTTATTTCCTGCCCCGCTGGTATTTCATCGGTGTAGTGATCCTCGTTAACTGTCTCGAAAATGTCGTTACCAATTTTCACAGTTACATTTGACAGCCCACTGTGACCAGCCACAACTTTAAATCTGCAAAATGCCACATAAACATCGCCAGACACACCAGTAATTGATATGTCCTGCCTCATGTTTGTAACCTGCGTTTGCGAGCCAACATTACCGGATATAGTCACCGCCTGAGACTCTGTGCCATCACCGAAAGCATTAGAAACCTTTGACACTGTTACAGTAGCCCCTGAAACGTTACTGCCAACCGTCCAACTGTCCGCAACATTACCGCTAGTAGAGCCGCCGTCTGTTCCGGATGTTCCGGTTAATTGCGGATTAACAAAAAGATTATCGGATATTAGACCTTGCTGGTCGTTGGCGTTCTTGGCCGCTTTCAGGATTGCAGCACCTTGAGCAGAGCCTAAAACAACCGCACCCCACAAACTTAAATGAGTCCCGTCTGTGGTTGTGTCGTCATCCGCTGTAAAGTTTTCACCTGACTCAACATCAATGATTACCCCGTCAATATCCAGTCCGCGCAAAGCTGCATTGTATGAACCCCTTAACGCCTTTTGCTCATCGGTCCATGGAAATGTTGCTGAGTCTGACTTCTCAGGCACGCCGTGGATAACCACAACGACTGCGCCGTAGTAAAATAAATTTCTTACAATCTCTTTAATATTTGAAATGTATTGCTCAACAGTTTCATTGGCGCTTACATCGTTTGTCCCAGCCTGCAAAGACACAACATCAGCAATGTTTGCGCCTATGGTAGTTATTCTCGCCAATATGTCAGAGGTTGTATCGCCGCCAACGCCCTGATTATACCCATCTAGAAACCTTAACTTAGCGCCTACAGCGAGCTGAACGCCGTAGATTCTACTGAATGCCGCCGTGCTTGTTTCGCCCTCAGTGATAGAGTCCCCGACAAACATAATTGAACTGCCTGCATCCACCGCATTTACTGAGCCTCTGGTTACAGCGTTGCTAAAACTGGTAAAGGATAGGCCGCCCGTGCTAACAACACTCGCCACACCCCCAACCAACTGCACCTCGTATGGGCCGTCGGAGGCTTGGACTTTGATAGACTCGTCAGCGTCGAATGAATAATTCTTACCAGCGAAATAGCCCGATGCAGTAACATCTGCGATAGTGTCAGCGGTAAAATACTGATAGGTTCTGTCTGCCAGCTTAACCAAGCAATCACCATCTGAGCTAACGATAGCCACAAAGCTATTATTAGGACATAGGCAGTTAATTGTCGCGTTACCAGGATTATTAAGCGTTACCGATGACAGGTCAAAATAACCAGCCTGTGACACGGTGTAGCGGTCATCGTCGGTTACGTATTTGAAATTATTGCCGGTTGTGGAGCGCGGCATTTGCTCTAGGTTTTTCAGATTAAAGGCCATTACTGCCGCTCCTCCCATTCGAGTTGATAAAGAAATTCACTATCTGTCGTGCCGTTGATATTCGTAAACACCAGCAAGAAAGTATTCCCAGCCGCCACGCCTGACGCATTACCGCTTGCTGTGTAGCTTGAAGCCGCCCGACTACCGCCGCCCGATGTTGGCACAAGGTAGGACGTGCCTGTGCGCTTGGGTGCAGTTGTGCTGAATGCGGTTGCAATGCGTTTCTCAATCGTCACACCGCTTGTAGGGTGCGAATCCAAACCGCTAACAGATAGGTCGTTGTTAATCGGTGAAAGTTTGGTGCTTGTTACATCTGCCCACGAGCCGCCACTGATAGCCTCACTGCCGGTGAACGGGTAAACAATGTATTTGCGCCCACCAGCCCAGCCATTAATCAGGCGCAACTGTAGTTTTAGCGGGTAAACAGTTGTAAACCGATAGATGAGAATATCAGTATCAGCAATCGCATCTGCGCCGCTACAGTCGTCAAAGAACTTGAACTGTAAGTTAGCCTCAAAGCTTGATTGCTGATTATCTACAGCAAAGCGCGCAGTGTTTTTGTTTTGCGTGGTCAGCAGAAAGTCTGCCCACGCATTGGGAATCAATCTATTCAGAATCGCCATTGTTCGCCACCTTCTTACGTCTCGTGCGCTTAGGCTTTGGTGCTTCTTCTGCCTCTTTAGGATTGAATTTAGCGTCGATGATTTTGTAACCCTGAGCACGTAACTCTTTCTTGCGTTCAGGCGTTACAGGGTGAGGCTCGTAAATGACTTTCATAGCTGTCTCACTGGTTAGACCACTTGTTACGTACAGTTTACTATAATGGCTAGAGTTTAGGCAAATTTGGAGATTAACAATGATTGGAAAGGACGTGACTGTGACGATTGGCGACAAGGAGCTTGATTTTAATTTAAGCTCAGAGGTTATAGAGCCTATTGAATTTGAGTCGCAAGTAGCACAAGTAGGAAAGGGCTTCTCTTTTAACGCTGAAAGCACCGTCGAATTTTCTGGTAGCGCTGAGTTTTCTGGAGTTGTAACCTATGATGACGGCATGGTAATGAAATTAAAAGGAATGAAAAGCACCGGCCCAAATCATTATTTTTCTTACAACTTCAAATGCGGGAGCATTTCAGTTAAGCGATACATGAAAACCAAATCAAAGCAGCCGCGAACGATTGCTGTTTGGCGTGAAATTTAATTAGGCAAATTTGGAGAAGGGAATGGAAAAGAAGAGAAAAATGTTCAAAAAGAAAAAAATAAACATAAAGGTCGCCGAAGCTCAATCGCGCTACTTTTTTGCATTTGCTGTCGCTGACGCGATGTTCAAAAGCGAAGTATGTGCAGAGGCCGTTGCTCAAGGGGCGTTTTTTAGAACACTAGGCTACAAAGTGAGGGTTAAGTGATGTTTACATACATAGCAGTAAACGGCGCGGTAGTCGAAAATAATTACGGTGGCGGTTATGGCGGTGAGTGGATAAGCCCAATCGGCGGGAGGGGCGGCTCGTCCAACTTCGATGATGGGCAAAATCTTAACGGGGGATCGTGGAAGGCAATAGATGTTCCGTACTGGGAAAGGCGCGTCAAGCAGATTGGTAAGGGCAAGCGGCACTATTTTGCCCTTAATGGCTGGTGGCATTACATTGAGATTGATGACGCTCTACCGCCGCTAGTTAGTTGGTACATTGGGAGGGTAAGTGATGATTAAATTAAACGCTATAGCAGCCATTGAACAATTCGAGAAATTCTGCGCTAGAGGTAGAGGTCACCTTGTAACAATAAAGAGGCCTGATGGAGAAAGTATCTGCCATCGCACTAATATTTTTATTATGACATTGAGTTGCAATTACAAAGGGAAGTATTCCGATGGCTCAATTTTTGGAAGGGTTGAATTTAATGCAGACTCAGAAAAGGGTGAAATAAATAAAATATTGCACGAAACATTCTCTGACATGAATAAAAGGATGAATGAATTTGACACGCCTGAAAAGAAGGATGTGTTCACATAACAAAAAGCCCCGCATAAGCAGGGCTTCTTTATCTTAACTAACCTTATGACTGGTCGCCAACAGTAAGCACCCCAGCAGTATGCTTGATGTCTGTTGCGACTTTATCCCAGTTAGTGCCGGTTGCAATTTCCGCATCGGTCGGAGATTTGCCGCCGTTGGTTTCATCCCACGCATAGCCCTTCAAGCCAAGACCAAACGTGTAATCAACCTGCATTGTAGTTTCAATGCGCTGGTTGCCGTTAGTGGTCTCGATGTTGCTGATTACGTCGCCTGCATCATGAACTACTGCCGCACCTTCAACCAGTGAAAGCACTTTGTAGTCAGTGGTCGATACAGTCAGTGCTGGCGCATCGGTAACAACAACCATCTTGCCTAAGATATCCACAACGCGCACGTTTTGCGCTTGGAACAGCTGAGGCGTGTTAGTCAGGTTCTGACCAACCAAGTTGTGGTAAGTCGCACCATTCATAATCTGACAAACCAGATTGCCTGAGTGGTCACCAAACAGCGCATGAGCAGCGTTCATTGCTGAGTAGGTGACAGGGGCGGTCGCTGAAACGTCATTGGTAGCCGATGCCTGATTCTCGATAGCTGCAACCAGTGCCGCAATAGCGGTGTTTAACTGGTCTTGCATCATAGCTTCAGCAAAGTTACGGCTGGCAACTTCGATACCGCGTGCGGTAGGTTGGCGCAACCAAGTAAGCTGTGAAGGCTCATAACGAATCGGGCCAAAGCCGCCAGCGATTTTAACGCTTGAGTGCTTCAACTGAGTCAGGTCAGTCGCAGACGCAGAAGAGTTAGACGCGTAACGGTCAACACGACGCTGCGCAGAGTGAATAGCCGCAAAGAATGATTCTTGCAGGAAGTCACCGTCGAAACCTTCTGTAGTCAAACGGATTGCACCGGCAGACGCTTGGTTAAACTTATCAACCATCTGTGCCAGAGTTTCAATTGTGGCAGGCATGATATATTCGTTAAATACCTGCATATCTGATAAAGCCATAAATCACCTCAATTTGGTAAGTTAAATTTACTTGCAAAATAGGCAGCGCGACTATTCTTGTCGCCGCCAATGTCGGCCTTTGAGGTGGCACGGCCCCCGTTACCTGGCCCATTTAAAAGCCCGCCGCCGGTTGTAACGACAGTGGTTTTTAGTAATGGTGCAAAGCTGGCATCCTGTTTGATTTCCGCTTTGAACTCTTCCAAACTCAATGATGTGGCACGGCCTTCATCATCAAGAAAAACTACTTTTCCGGTTTCCGCGTTAACGTCAATCCGGTCGGAGATAAGGCGCTTAAACGCTCTACCGCCTGTGTCTGTTGCCAATTCTGCCGCGAGGTCAGAAACTAACTCATTTCGTTTACCGGCTTTAATCTGGCCGGTCAATTCGTCGAGCTTTCCTGTTAACTCATTAATCCGCGATTCGCTGCGGGATTTAAGGTCGTCAATCTGCTCTTGATACTGCTTTTCGATTTCGGCAGCATCACCTTTTGTTCTTGCCTTCTCCATAGCTTCCGCTTTAGCCTTTTCGATAGCTTCCAGCTTCTGCGCTTCAAACTCACTTAATTGAGTCTGCGCTTGCTTCCACTTGCTGTCTAAATCGTTCGCGGTCTGCTTAACTTTCAGCATACCCTTATGGCTAAAACCTTCACCGTCCTCCACATATTGCTCTTTTGCGAAATCCGGTAATTCCTCGTATTGCTCTTTGGTTAGTTCTGACATTGGCACGGCCTATGTTTCTTGAGGCTCCACGGGAGTCTCTTCTTCTGGGATATTTTGTACCGATTGGTTTACGTTGTCAACTGGTCGGGCCACCGGTGCGTCTGCGGCTTCCATTTCCAATTCTTCAACGATTACGTCTATCTCTTCGCTAGTCCACCCACCTTTCTCAAGTTGGCGCATGAATTCTTTCTGGCTGATTTCGCGGTCAATGCGCAATTCACGCAACACGCGAACCTCATCGACAGTCAGTCGTGGCGTCGCAAAGTCGCGAGGCAAGTCAATGGATACTTCGCCACTACTGCCTTCAAACACCATGCAATATTCGATGACGCGAATAAATGCACTTTCGATACTGGTCGCCAATGATTCAAGCATAGCATTCTGGTCGCTGGCATTAATGTCTGCCTCAGTCGCTGTCATGGTGTCAACGTCAGACTTAACTGCCCCACCCATCTCTGATATTTCTTTTTTGTTGTGCTCGAAATACCACTGGAAATCCGACATTTCAGCCGAAGCACTTTTAACGTCTACTGTCACGCCATCGGGGAGATTGTTTACTGAACCTGGACCTGTGGCGACGTATGCACGGCCATTGTTTGACTGCTTAAATAACTCAGCATCGCCCTCTTTCCACCCTTCAGTGTAGGTGGTAGGCGCTAAGTTACGCTGAGTCTCTTTGTAAGCAGCAGACACGCGATAGCGGTGCAAGGTCTTTAAGCAGACAGGGTAAATGTAGCCCATGCCGCACGGCAGCTTATGGTCCTTGATTTTCTCAAGTGACACGAATTCAGCAGGGATATACTTTAATGGTGCGCCACCAACCATCACATAGGAGCGTTCACCCTTCTGCTGTTTCTTGTTGCTGTTGTAAATGATTTTCTGCTGGTAGTAATTGCCTTCGTCATCGAGCGCCAGGATCAAGTAAGATTCAATGTCGTCATGACTCATTGTCTCTTCGTCGAATTCCGTGCCGCGCTCAAGCAATGCGAGAAACGCCAACTGCGTCACGCCGTTACGCTTGCCGAATGCCCAGTTAACCACGTTCTTTCGCGAGTAGACTTTAATCTTTGCGCGAGGGTTCGCTGCGTCTGATTGCTCTTTGCTAACGTCGGTTAGGTCAACATCACCCAATCCGTTATAGTCAGCAGCCACGACACACCAGTTATCAACCAGTGAATCCGATGCGGCGACCTCCATCAACTCGTAAATCGAACAGCCGTTGCCGTCAGCATCTTCTTCAAGGTAATCAAGCGGAATGTCTGTTGCCGTATCATCTATGCGCATCTTGCCAAGCAGTGAGCGTAGTGTCTTGGCTGGGTAATCATCAAATTCAGCGCCAGCGATAAATTCACGATAGCGGATAATCGCGTCATCTGTATCAGTGTCAACCTGTGACGGGTGCGGTAGGTAGGTGTAAGTCATGGACTTAACCCTGTCCTCACCTTGCAAACAATCCTCAGCAACTGACATTTGGAGCGCTGCGAATGGATAGTCTGGGTGAGATTCAATGCTCACCACTACCTTTGTTCTAATGCCATTGCTGATAATGTACATAATTAACCTTTACCTGTTTTGCTCCAATTTTAGCCACTGGTCTAACCACTTACAAGCCCAATCGCTTAAATACTGTCGATTCCTCTTGCTCAAGCTCGTTTAATGTGATTGTGCGGCCTGTCATATCGGTGAATTTGGATAGCGATAATTTGCCATCGAGAAACAGTTTGGCCCTTGTGGTACCAAGCGATGATTCAACAAACCATCTAGGCTGTCTGCGTAACCATGCCTCGTGACTGGTGTCACTTCTAACCGTTGTCGGGTCGAATGCGTCTTTGTCACGCTTGCCTCTGTACTTTGGCTTACCATCCGTGCTGGCTTCTTTCTTCTCGAATGCTTCTTTTGCTGCCGGTCCTGATTTGCCGCCTATGGCAACCTGTTGGCCGGTTAACTCGAATCCTTCTGGACCGTAGATTAGTGTTGAGCGGCAGTTTGGGTGCAACGGAGGAATCGGTAACTTCGGGTCGTCAGCCTTAAATCGTTTCTTTGAGTTAGTCCGACAAATTAAACTAGTCCTGTTATCCCACACGGCGACAAATATCGCCTCCTGATAGTATTTAGGATGCGCAGATACGTTAGCCCGCCTTGCCTGCTGTACGTAATGCGTGAAAGCTGTTCTGGCCAATGACTCAGCGCGGGTTTTCAGTGTACCGTCAAACTCAGCACGTATATTCTTTAGCACCTGGTTGACTGTCTCGGCGCGTGAATAGCCCTGTCGAACCATTGACATAATGCGTTGATTTCTTCCAGCGTTATTGCCAGTAATGAATTCATCCCAGAAACCAGCCTGCTTTGACTGCTCCATGACAATCATTTGCTCACCGATGAACGATAGAATCTCATTCTTTGCCGGTGGCGTTAGCTCAGTGTTGCGCAGCATGTAACGCACCTCATACAATGCCGCCTCTTGCATATCCTTGGTGTAATCTGCCCAGCCTGAATTCAACTCGATAATGCGTTGTATGCGCTTCTCGATAGTCTCAAGCTGCTTTGGTGTGCGTGGCAAGCCGCCGTCGATGATGAGCAGCCTGATTAGCCGGTACGTTTCCTCTAACCCTGGATAAACAGACGCGTTGATATACCCTGAATTTAACCTATCAAGGTATACCTCGTGCATTAATTGTGCGTCTAGGTTTATTGTGATTGTCATTAAAGCCCGTAATGAGTCAGGTTGAACATCTGCGCCTGAGCGATATTAATATCTACATCAAATGTGCCAGCGTCAGCGCTGATTGCAAATCGCAAGCTTGAGACACCTTCAGGAACTTCAAGCTCAACACTAAGTGTTGTTGCGTCTACGCTTACCGCTGCCTGTCTCATCATGTATACGCGGTCAACTGAATTGACGGTAACATCGTATTGCACAAAAACACTAAGCTCACACGAGCCGCTGTTTATGGTATTACTAAACCGCATCACACACAGGTATGTGTCGCCCTCGGTAACGTTCCAACGGCTAGAGTTAATAAATAACTGGCTATTAACCCAGTTAACTTGCCATGTGTTACCTATTCCAAGCGACGTTTCTGCCAGTGACTGAGTATTTTGATTTCCGTTAGTGGCCCAATTATTCGGCAGCCCTGCGCCGTATGTTCCAGTTGTAAAGCACCCATTCGGATTCAATATAACACTGTCAATTGTGTAATCGTCTATCCTTGGTAGTGGCGTATAGTACCTATTATTTAGGTAGTCATCTGCCAATTTGTAACCGGCTGTTTGTTCTGCTGCTGGGTCTGGATGGGTTCCATCCGATGATGCGCCACTAACCCATGCGCCGGTCGATGGGTCGGTTAACTCGTCCCATATGCCGAAGCACTTAATTCCTTTCTTCCTAGCTGTTACATAGTCGTATAAGTTAGCCTCAAAAACATACTCGCTACGTGCAGCTGTATCATGCGGAGGAGCCATAATCATAAGAGGCTCTGAACCTATACCGGAAACATAATCCAAACATGTAGCAATGTTATCCCTATGCTCTATAAGCGTAACGCCTGCCGCATAATCATTGGTCGCCTCCATAACAGTTACGAGCGTGCCGTCTATATCGGACAGCCTTGCAATCATCTGGTTTGTGTTATTACCTCCAACGCCAGCATTAGTTTTAAAAACCACTGCGCCGCCACTGTTTCTAGCGAACCATGTGCCAAAATTATTGATAGCCTCACTGATTGAGTTGCCAAACACGCATAGCTGTTCCTGCCCACTGTTCAGTTTTGTTCTGACCAAACTAGCAACCCCGCCACTCGACTTAACTTCGTATTCGCCGTCTGCGGCCTGAACCTTGATAGAATCAATTGACGTAAATGAAACGCCTTTGCCCGAGAAATAACCAGAAGCCGTTACAGTTGCGATTGAATCAGGCGTTGAGTAATTCCAGATTCTAGGCGTTGCGTTATCGCACTTAGCCATTGCGGTAAGGATATCGCCGTCAGTGGTGATATATGCCAAGACGCTGCCGTTAGAGCAAACGCAATTGACAGTCGATAATTCTGAACTGAAAGTGTAGCCGGTGAAATAGGTGTGTTGTGATACTTCTTCGACAGTGTCGTCTGTTACGTATCTAAATTTAACCGCCGAGATTCTGTCAACGTTCAATGCCTGGAATGCCATGGTAAAATTCCTCTTATGCTATTGGTTAAGTTTAAAGCAATTGTCATGGCAAGTAAATTAACCAAACCTCGGTGCGGCTGCTGGTTTTCTGTGCGTCATCAAATGCTCGCAAGCGTAACGCAGTGAATCAATAAAATGGTTAAACTCATCTACCGGCTTGTTAATCACTTTGCCGTCCTTATCGACCTGCCAGCAGTAGTTATTAAACTCTACCATAAATTCAACCAAATGCGCATTGACGATTATTTCAAACTCACTGAGGAAGTCTATGCCAGCGTTAATGGAGTCTTTTCCTTTCATTGCGCCACGAATGCGGATGCCTTTAGCATCAAGGTAATCGATTGACTTAGGCTCTGAGCTATCAGCCGTCGTCATGTGGCGGTGACAGTTCATTTCCTTCATCTTGCTGGCAATGGCCGAATTCTGCATACCTTTCTCGTAGAAACCGTCGTACACGTAAATTTTCTTACCCTTGACATCAATGTAAGTCTGGTTAAATGCTGACGGGTCGTTAGTGTAACCAAAGTCAAGGCCTTGGACACAGTCAAGCCCTTTAACCTCAGATTCTTTAATCAGGCGAGCCGTGGCGTTATTAAACACAAGCCCTTCTGCTGTACCCCAATTGCCAAGCGCATATATGTTGTAATAGCGCGGATTGGTCTTTTTCTTGTTCTCCATAACCATCTTGTATTCATCGTCAATGAATGCGTTATCAAGATATGTCGTGTGAAGTGTGAAAACGCCATCTATTGGGTCATCGAAGAATACGCGCTTAATCCAGTGCTGCTCGCTGATAGGATTAAACGTCAGAATAATTTGCTTGATGTATTTAGTTTCGCCACGCAAACGCAAGTCAAGCTGCTCGAAGTCCTCTTGCGTTAGCTCCGTGGCCTCTTCGCACCATATGCCGGTAACGCCTTCGATTGACTTTAGTTTTTCAACGTCGTCTAGGCCGCTGAACATTATCTGCGAGCCGTTCTTTTTGTAGGTAATGGTTTTATCAGTCAGGTTTACGTCAAACTCTTCTGACAAACCCCATCGGCTTATGATGTTGCGTATGAGCGTAAACACAGACCGTTTTATGGTTCGGTCAACTTTACGTATTACGAGAAAGTTATGCTTGCAGTCTGATTCTTTGAGAAGGCGATAAACGATTTTGCGTGCGACGATATGTGATTTGCCTGACCCTGCGCCACCCCATAGGATTTGGTAGCGCGACTGGTCAGTGAATGCCGGTACAAACTTAGGTGACTTCTCCTTTACGTGCTTCCTGAATTTGGCTAGGTCTATTACCACTCATTTTCACCACTATCTATCACGCGTTCGGTTACTTCTTTCTTGTCCGCTAACCCTAAATCACGTGCAATAATATTCGGATTAAGCAGGTCTGCCGATGCGCCCTCAAACTTCTGAGCGCGGATAATTGACTCTACACGCGTTACGACGTCAGAAAAATCTTCGTCCTTACGCCATGAAAACCACGTCTGTTCGGTTATATCAAGAAATATACAAAGCCCCCCAATGGTCATTGCTCGCATCTTTGCCATTGGCTCATGTGAAGCTACACCTTGGAAGAATGAAACCTTATCCTCGTATAACGGGTTTTCTTCTACCCACTGGAAATATTCTTGGCAAGCTTCCCATAAAGCTTCATGACTAGCGAACAGCTTGTCTCTACCGTGCTTTGTACGTGCTTTCCAGAATTGGTTTCCTTTCGGGGCTGGCATATCAATCACCGTTAATTAATCAGTCTTAAATATACCACATGATAGGATAAAAAAAAGCCCTGCGGATAACAGGGCAACTGGAGGGGAAGAAACAAAATGATTTAATCACTCACACCATAGCGGGTTAGTTGTGTGGTGTCAATCATTAACCACTAGCGGCTGATAACTAACACCTACCGGTAACTGCATAAAATCCAGCTCGTATTCGCTATACATCCATTGTTGAAATGCGTATTCGGCTTCCTGGAGGTTTCGTGCGTCGAATATGTCTACCGAATACTCCTTACCGCTGATTGTTGTGGATGCGCGGTAGTTCATAACAGGCCGCTCTTGAATATGTGAGAAACTACATTAACCGTCCACCCGTTTCCAGAGAGAATTTCAGCTTGACGCTGGCTTACGCAGTCAAAATAATCGCCTGGAGCGCCAACTATGAGAGCCAATGACCTTTTACCCGGCTTAAAATACCTCCCATTTGCATGGATAAAATTCCCATTCCAGCTAGCGTACTGCCTTGCTGTCATAGTTATCCCTTTTGAGCCTCCCTTTGCGATTTTTGAATATTTCTTGGCCTCCTGGAATTCGCTATTCTTATTCCACCACTCCACCCACCCTTCAGACATTTCAACATAATCAACAATATAGCTTAGAAATGATGATTTATCTTTGTAGAACTTCCCGCCGTAATCCCAATTGAACCAGTAATACCTAGGTCTTTCACATGGGCTGTAGTCTGACGAATTAATAAAAACAGGCTCAACACCTAATTTATCACTTATAACCGCAAGGTATTCTTTTTTCATCTTCACGTTTTCAAGCATGAATTTAATGTCAGGATTAACGCTTTTGATGTGATTCAGAATATCAACGTAAACGAAAAACAACTTACTGCGTGGGTCGTCAAAGGCCAGCTGCTTGCCTGCAAAGCTAAACCCCTGGCACGGTGAGCCACCAATTAACAAATCAATCGAGGCCCAATCAATATCCCATTCGCGCCACTTGGTAACATCGCCCAGCTGAACCGTGTCAGGATAATTCGCCTGAGTTACTTTAATCGCGTATTTATCCACCTCTGCCGCATAATAAACATCTGGCTTAATTCCAATTCTATTCAGCGCAATCTGGCCGCATGATAAGCCGTCAAACAAACTTAATACCTTCACGACAACAACCCCCATCCAAGCATAAATAGCCACACAGCCCACCCGAATCCCATCGCAACAACATTACCTTTCGTCTGCTCGATATATTCACCCCATGCAAGTTCAAGCGATGCCCATGCTATACCGGCGAATGTGACTACCATGTATGTGTAATAGAATTCGTTCATTCTGCCTCCTGCATCATTAGGTAGCAAATCATGGCGGCGCGTAACTTATTGCCACCATGAATATGCGTCATCCCTTCCCATCTTGAGCATTCAGATGCACCAAGCCCGACGTTAAAATCGTAAAGACAAACCTGCATTAGTGTTGGCCAAATTTCCTCAATAATAGACCAAGCGTCCTCTGGATGATTGCAATAATCAACACCGTGAGAAATAAGATTTCCATATTTGAACGTCTTATACTCAATGCTTACAGCACTATCACTAACCGCCGGGCAGCTGCCATCGCCAACAATCCACGTATACGGGCGCAACTCAGCAACCCGCTTATTAATCTCAAAATCTGACATTTGTTCGTAGTTCATACCTCACCCCGCGCTTTTGCTAGCAGTTGCTCAACCTCGTCATGGCTAAAATCCTCCATGCCGTAAGGTTGCGTTAACTTTTCAAGCATCGCATACATATCCGGTGCCGCTGCTATTAGGTGGGCGTTACAGTGAGACTCTTCGCTTATGTTGCATCCTGTATGGTCTGGGTCAAATCCCCACACTGTCCCAACAGTACCCGACATTGAATTAATTTCAATTAAGCCTCCTTCGTCATTTACCGTCCACTCGCCTTTCGTAAATTTAGCCTCACTCATTTCCTCGCACTCCAACTCTTCTTAGCCTTATGTATCGCCGTAAATGCTTCGATATTATCGTTAACCACGCGATACGCGTATTGCGGGTGACAACCTACCGCATTGGATAGTGACAGCACCGTGCGATGTTTACCCGTTTTAGCCTCTGCGATGATTGCAGGTGCTATTGTGCCGTATCGTTTCATTACTCTTCCTCACAGTCCAGTATCTCGGCGCCGTACCAATAACTGTCAACGTACTGTGCTTTCGCATGTGCCATTGCTTTGGCGTCATCCGCATTATCAGCCTCAACCCACAATTCATCTTCCATCATCATTTGTGTTTTTACTAAATATTTCATACCCTACCCCCATTCTCTGCGTATTTGCGCATAAGTTCTGGATGATTGAAAATCTCAAATGCTACCTTGTGCGTTTTCAACCCAGTTACCTGCGCGATTTTAATGTAACTCCGTGCGCCGTCTTGTAGTGCGGCGCTCACTTTACGGTAGTGTTTGTTCATATGAAGTCAGACCAATCATAACCAACCGGCATTTCTTCCGACATGACGATATGGCTATAAATTTCATCCATGGCGACTTGGTTAAACTTACGCTCCACCATCCCTGATGTTGACTCATCCGCGAACGACTTTTCTACCAACTGACGCGCAAATGTATCATCTTCAATCATCGAGCCGATGACAGTGTAATCAGACACAATATGCGTATTCCCGCAGTAACGCCAGGTCAGCGTTTTCTGGTCTGCAACGCGCTCTGCCAGCTTCTCGGCGATATACCATAGATTTTCATTGCTGATGCTGTCATAAGTCATTGGCGTTGATTCTGGCTTGTCTGGTAGCTGTCTGTCGTATGCGGTTTGGTGTTGCTCGAAATTCATCTTCATTTCCTCCATTAGTTTCACCCATTATAACGGGTTAATTTTGTTTTGTGGTTTGACCAGTTAGTCTAAGTCTGGAATAACTACAAATCGAACAATATAGCCGTCGCTGCGACTAAACCATTCACCTTCTACAACTTCAAAATTTCCATTTGTGACGGTACTTCCTGTCAGTATAAAGTTATCACCGTGGGCATGATGAAAAATATCACCATGCTTTACATCGTCGTCAGGACCTAAAACTCTAGCTTTAACTTCCGGCATCACTTCACCTCAAACTGTTCTAGATATTCATCTGGGTCAACAACAAACCGACCTTTCATCCATGCGTGATAAGCCTTAATTGCATCGACCTCAGCCTTGCTGATGGTTGGTTTGCGTTTTCTTAAATCCTCTTTCTTGACAACAAAAATATCGTTATCCTCATTGGCAACACACACAATACCACCCCGACCTTCGTAAACAACTTTGACTAAATCTGAACTTCCGACAAGACCAAACACTTCTTCACCCTTCCTACGCTCCACCTCTGCTTCGAATTCTTCGCGGGTGCAGACTTGGTAAAAGTTGAAGCATGATTCCCAATCGGCAAGCCAACTCACCCACCCTCTGCCATAATCAAAACAGATTACGTCGCCACCCTCATCAGGCCAAACCCCATCAAAATAATCAACCGCATCACTAACCGTTTTGCGTGGCGACTCCAAACTAACCGCATACTCAGCCAGTACGCGAATTGGTCTGTTGATTTAAAGCCCTTTGCTTTCTCGATTAACTCAGTTGGTCGTTTCATTTCTCAAGCTCCTTTAAAAGTGCGTCTGCTTTTACAACCGCTGCGCTTTCAACCCCTTCATAGTCGCCGTTAGCTAGTAAACCCTGCATAGCCAATCCTGCAAAATACTCGCGCTTGGTTAGACCGTAATGCTGGCCATATCCACCATCGTCCATTACTGGAATCGCCGGTTCATCTGCTTTCATTTCCCTTCCTCCATTTTCTCTAGCCGAACAGATAGAACCTGCTCGCCGTTTTTGTTTACGTATGGCCCGTCTAGCTCAAACGACTTTATGCGTCGCTTGGCTAGGTTGGGGTGTTTTTTGATTAGTTGTGAGAGGGTCATTTAACACCCCATCGCTTTCATTGCTTTGTAAGTAATGACCGCCCTATCTCCATTGCTCCAATTCTTACCAACCTCATTGATGAAACAACTTTCAAGAAAATCCCAATCCTCCAGCAATGCATCCCATTGCTTTGACTTTCCTTTTAGCTTGCCCATACCTGCTTTCAACTCTGGGATCTCATCAAGCAAAAGTAAGCACCGGTTAAAATCGGCAGGGTCGTGCGGGTGCGCGTAGCAGCATTCAATATTAATTATTGCGCAGGCCATAAATTTGCTACTCATCCCTACGCGACCATTCACAAGCCAATGTAAAACTTTTTCTCTAATTTTATTTGTTACTCTCATTTCATCTCTTCCTCCTCAGTTAATAATTAAATTATACGTCACCGTTTTGTGGTGTCGATGTCGTCTACCGCACCAGCATGCAGTTCATCGACAGGTAACCGCCCTTTTGACTTAATCCATACTTGACCGTCTTTGTCGATACAGTCGCCGCGCTTAATCCAGTTGTGCAACTGCGTTTCCGTTCGACCTGTCGCCTTAGCTGCTGCGTATACGCTGCCGTAAGCTTGTTTGATGTGTTGTGATAGTGGTTTCATAATTCATACCCATTGCAACTTTCAGAGCAGCCATCATAAGCAGGCTCCGCCCCTATCATCTTTCTTAAAGACCAAGCATCAAACATTTTTGAATCCCCGATTAACATATCAACTGTTCTATTTCCTCTGAAAAATCTTCTCTCACCTCCTGGGGCTTTCGTTGTTTTATACTCCTCTTCAAACCACTTGAAAGCCTCAAATCTATCTTCATTCTCTTTTGCTAATAGGAATAATTTTTTATCCGATTTCTTCCAGCATGTAGCGCAATTCCCTTCGTGCTCCTCAAGCTCCAAAGTAAAAGGCTGAGACTCCCAGAAAAAATTAACATCCTCTTTCGTCATGGGAAACCAGTCGCACATAGGGAAAACAAGGTTGTATTTATTTAATTTTTCGCTGTACTTATTCAACTTTTTTAGTTGATTCTCTGTAAGTATTTCAATCTTTGGATTGTCGAACAGATGCCTCATTCTTTCTACACCTGAGTTTCTAAAATGCATATCATCAACACCAACCAAAGAAAGAATTGACGCAACCTCATTGCTACATGCTCTTTTCTTCTCATCAACCCTGAAGCCAAGCGCTTGTTTTGCATTCGTTAAACCTGAACTCTTCCTATAGCTCTCTATGACATGTTCTTTTAGTCTGTCTGAGCATTGAGGGTAAGATCTGTTTGGGATTCCATTTTTTCTAACATGGGCATGAAATGGATGATTTGGGTCTTTGTACTGATTAATCCTGTAAGCATTTTCAAAGTTCGTAACTCTATGCGTATTCCCCTTTCCTTTTGGGTTAACTACAGCCTCAAGCCACACTACATTCAATCCAAAATGCTTATCGCACCTATCAATAAAACTAAGTGTCTCTTCGTTCTCCATTTCTGTGTTAGCAAAAACGCAAATTTGCTCATCATATTCCGACCATTTTGGATCTGTTTTAATTATTATCGCTTGGGCCATGGATGATTTTCCGCCGCTGGTGTTCGTTATTATTACTGACATATCTTTTCCTACTCAGCGCTAGCGACCTAAGCCGCACCACCAAAAATATCAACCATATTCTTCATTGCCTCTTTCATTGCGAACTTACTGCATGGCCATGGGGCCGTTGAGCCGTTGCATGTTACAACCCAGTAAGCACCAGAATCTTTATATGCAGTAACCTTTACGCCGTTGATTTGTTTTGTGTAAGTTTTCATTTTGCTTATCTCCTCTAGTTGATGATTCAAGTATGCCCTAATGAATTTCGTTTGCAAGTACTTTTCGTTATTATTTTATCTGGTCGTACCACTTCACACTCACACCCTGGAAACCGTTCCCGCAAACTCTGCTCGATGTCGTCGGCATCGGATAGCATGGCGAATTGGTATTTTTTGCCTTTGTAGGTCAGTTTTATTTGGTAGGGTTTCATTTTTAGCCTCGTGTAACAGTTTTATTTGTTTAATATCAATAGTTTACGTCATAAAAACGCCGATTGTAACAGTGTGTAACACCTTCTGTTACAGCTACAAGCCGCGCCACATAAGGGATATGGCGTAATCCGTAACAATGTAACAATATATAGATAAAGAGTAACTTTTATTATATATGGCATAATATATAGAAATGGGCTATTTATTATATATAGTGTCTATATTTTTGAAAAACTGTTACATCGTTACAAAATGACATAAATAATTGATTTATAAAGTAACAGCAAGCGTAACAAAGCGTAACAAAAAACAAAAAGTGTTACGGTATATAAGAAAGCCCGCATATAAGCGGGCCCTTTAAGTGTTACATCGTAACGGTTACTCAGTAAAAGCGTAACAAGGTAGAACGGTAAATCTCGTCGGGCTTCCTGCAAATCTAACGACACCTTGGCCTTTTTTTGCGCCATCGATACGCTGCAGAATTCGAGACCAGTTACCTTGCCATGGCGTGTTATAAAGGCTGTGCTCAATCTCGTTGTGACTGTTACTTATAAGCACGGTGTCTCGCTCAACCTTAACGCCAAACCTTGGCAGTACATCCTTGGCCATACCGCTAGTAATCGATGTCGTGTCACTACCAAGCGCAGTGTTAATTAACTCACCAATCGACCTTGTAATAGGACCATTAATTCCATCAATGCGAACTTGGCGCTGCATGATACGACTTAGGCAATTCTCCTCGTCACTTACCTGCTCAGCCTCTTGCGCCTCATCAAGGTTTAATTGGTCCACTATTGCTCGAGCCTCATCGATTGAGAATATCTCATCATCTATCAGGGCCCAATAACCAGCCAGAAGCGTTCCAACCTGGTCACCGATACGCTGCGAGCCCATTTTCATAGCTACTGCAGTGCTGAACGTTTTAGCGTTCTCGCGTATAACTGGAATCATGTGATAGGCTCGGGCCCTGATAGACTTGCAGAAGTCATCGCTTAGCGTGTCCATTACCTTTGCTTCAAATGCTCTAAACTTCTCTATAGATTCACTTGTCTTTTCTGGTTTATTCAATGATACAACCGTGAACCGAGACTCGTCGGCGGCTTGTTTTAAACCCACGTTAATCGAGCCCATCAGAAACATTGACCGCATTCTAAAAGACATGCCGGCTCCATTAGCTGTGCCTTTCATTATCTCAGCGCCACCATCGAAGCTTGATTGTCTGGCCAGCTCAATAACAGACTGAATGCGCCCCATGGCTTGCTGGTTTTCGCTCTCCGCCTCATCAAACATTACTGGTCTTGCGTCGAATTGAACCTTTTGCCTTATACCTGCCTCAGTGGTGCCGCCCTGGCAGTAAATCATCATCCGGCCTACTAACTTGTCTATAATGTTTTCTTGCGCCCATGACTTACCCGCCCCACGCTGCGCAGTAATCCACAGGTGCGGACGCCACGACAGCGCACCACAGATAGGTGCTAATGCTACCCAGCCCATGGTGAACATGGCGTGCTCAGGTCTAACCCAGTTAAGCCCTTCGAATATGCCTGCTAACTCTTTCCCGTCGTCACTACTAGCCGGCACCGCGTCGAAACCGTTTTCAAAAGCAGATTGCCGTGCGTAGATGTAACGCCCTCTGTACTCAGTTAGACCGGTGCGCTGGTTGTCTATCATGAGTCTGTCACCCAAATGCAACACGCTCCTTCCGTCGTCGTACCAAGCCCCGCGCCCTCTCTGGTTGCTAGGGTCGTACACGCCGGCTTGCTCGCACCACCGGTTTACGGCGTCATAGCATGCGTCCCAGTCTATGCCGTTCTTGGTGGGGAACATTGACTCCCACCACGTAAGCGGGCTCAACTGTAGCAGATGCTGTTTGCGTAGCGAGCCCAGCGACAGCCTGGTTACCTGTTCGGTACGCTTTGGCAGGAAGTAGCCATTACCGTCGTTAAACCCTAGCGTGATGAAGTCGAACGTCGCCTCTTCTGGCTCGGGCGCTGCGGTGGCCGGAGCTTTTTCACGCTCTTGCTTCGGCTTGGTCTCTGCTGGTGGGGTCTCTTGTCGTTGCTGCTTGAGCTCTATCCCCAACTCAGCGGCAGCGGCCTTGAACGCAGCTGATCGATCGTTTCCATGTTCGTAGTAGCAGAACAGGTCGTAGCTGTTGACGGGGTGCCCGCTTTCGCCGCTGTCTAATGGGTCGCTTGCGTGGTGAATCCAGCAGGTGTCGTTGTCTAGGATGTGGACGCCAGGTAGTCCTGTCCCGCTATGCGGGCTAAGGTAGCGCCTGCCCTTCTTAGTGTAACCGTATCGCTCTAGTTGCTGCAGTAACGGGTTAGCACGCTTGTACGCCTCGACCACCTCGTTAGCCTTGTCTCCTCCATTGGAAGCCTTAGTTTTAGCAGGTTTTGGCCTCTGCTCAGGTTGAGCCCAAGGGCACGCGTCACGTAGCTGAGGCTTGAACGAGTCCCATGCAGTCCAGATAGATATTAGCCACGCCGGCGGTGTTGGCCAATCTCCCTGTTTTGGTGGCTGCACTATCCATTTGTACGGCTCTTGGGTCTCAGGGTGAATGCTTGGCGGTAGTACGTCGAAACGCTGCTTGCCTTCGCTGCTGGCTCTTAGCTCGAACACGGTGTAGTGCTTTTTGGGGTTGTCCTCTAGTGGCCAATTCACTTTACAGTAATTAAGCGCCTGGTCGTCTGGCACACGAAACAACAGACGCAAACCTTTGCTTGCGCCTTGTATGGTCGGGTATTTATTCAGTTCTTCAAGCGGTATCCCAAACTCGTCCAATATGACCTTGAACGACTCCATGCAATCTATATCTAGACTGCACATACGAGACTGTCCTAGTTCCAAACCTATGTTATGGTTTGGGTGGCTGGCAAAGTAGTCTGGCGCGTTTCCGTTCAGTGTGTTGTTGCCCCAGTCCTTTTCGATTGGGAGCTTGCTTCGCTCTTGTAGTGGTATTAGAGCGAATTTGTACTTGTTTGCGTAACGTTCAGCGTACCAACTTATCGGTTTAGATGCTGCCATCGAACAGACCTCCCTGCCATGAATCATCAGTCGTGTCTTGAAATTCGTGGATCTGGTATCCGGTTGGTATTTCGCTATGCTTGATGAATGGTCGATAGCCGTGCCGCTTGTGTTTTACTACATCGCCACACAACTTGCACTGAATGCAGTAATGCTGCGTGCCGTTTTCGAATGTTCGGCGGGCATATCTCATGCCGCCAATGTGGTTGCATTTCATGGTTTACCTCGTAAGGTTGTGGGACGCATCCCGTTGTTAGCGCTTATGCGCGGGTTAATAAATCTACAGCATCTTGAGGGCTTCGCGCAATACCTGCTATCCCTCCATGTTTGTTTACGTGCTCTATAAATTGAATCTGTTCCTTGCTGGCCCTGCCTTTAGGGGCCTTTACTTCTATAGCAAAAAACTTCCCTTTATTGGTTATTCCAATCAAATCAGCGGAACCATTGCATAGCCCGCAAGGTATCATTTGTGCGTTTGCTAGCGTCACTGTTCGGTTGTCCTTGTGTATTACTTGGCCGGTCCAGAATGAGCCTGTTTCATTGCGCCATACGGTGTGACCCAGTTGGCTAATTGCGATCATGATGTTGCGCTGTATCTTGGTCTCTAAGTTCATAAACTAGCCTCTATTCTCTTAGCTTCTGCGTAGTCTTTTGGTCCAGGCTTCTTGCCTCCTCTGGCCATATAAACGTTGACTGCCCACCCACTGGCATTCTTCATGCCGCGCCGCTTGCCAAGCGCTATCAAGTCACGCAATCCGTTTGCCTGCCCCTGCTCCTGTCGGGCTCGTTTTCGCTCTGCCTGTACCGCTGCCATATCTACTTGCTCTAGCTCGCCCTCAACCTCGTTTAACTTGCGCTCTTTCTTCTCTACCGGAGCTCCGCACATTGGGCATGCGTCAACACCAGACTTGAACACCGCGTAACACTGCCCGCACTGAGACACATTTACGTCTGGCTCGTCGTCTTTCTTTTTGCGTCTTTTTGGTTCATCTCCTGATAAAGACCATTCACGTTTTTCACACGGCAAACCATGTTTAACTATACATCCTGCATGGTCAAGTATGACAGCCGGGTTAGGCTTCTTACGCATAGCCCTGAACACCATCTGCAGGTATCGCGCAACAGACTGTGTAGGCCTAAGCAGTATGCAGCATTCAAGTGTACAGTCTCTGCCCACCTGCGCGGACAAATCGAAACCCTCTATAACTAGTTCGCAATTACATAAGACCTTGTAGCGACCGTCAGCCAGCCCCATACAGGCATCTTTTATTTCGCCCTCCGTGCTTGTTCCGTCCACGTGTATAGCCGGCACGCCTGAATCATTGAAAGCTTGTGCAGTTTGCTTGCTGTGCTTAACGTTTACGCAATAACAGACTGTGCGCAGACCGTTAGCCAATTTTTTCCAGTGACTAACCGCGTCGCCTACAATTGATGGTTTAGACATAGCGCCGGCTAACTGGTCTTTGTTGTAGTCACCGCCGGCGTTTTTAACGTCTGACAGGTCAGGGCTAACTGGGGTTGTGTAGGCGACGTAATTGGAAAGCCTACGTTGCTTTATAAGCCATGCAGTTGACTTAGCCTCTATCATTTCGTCAAATAAGTCACCTAGCGCTTTACCGTCAAGACGCTTAGGCGTTCCGGTTAGCCCTATAACCAAAGCGCCATTGTCGCGAGCCCAATTAATGACGGTCTCGAACATGTTGCCTTTAGCCAGATGCGCCTCGTCTATAAACATGATTCGAGGCGGTGCCAGTCTCTCAAGCCTGCTGTAAACAGTACCGATGGTGCCAATCTGGACGGGTAGCTTTGATTGACGACGTCCACTAGTGATTAGGCCGTGTTCAATCTTGGCAGACCAGAAAGACTTATCGGTCTGACGTAGCAGGTTCTTTCTGTGAACCAAAAACCAAACGCTTGTATGCGGGTTTTTAGCTTGTGCCTCTTGCGTGATGTAGCCTGCAACCACGGTTTTCCCGAATGCTGGGCTGGCCACGCCCAAAACAGATTTACACCCTTTGGCCACTGCCGCGCGTAAGTTGTGCACGAATTCAGCCTGGTCCTCATATAGCTGGAATTGGCTCATTGGTTGGCCTCCAGGTAGTCAGACAGCTTTTTTACTGTGACGTAACTAGGGTTAGGCGCCTTGCCTGTTTTCACTGCAGATATAAACTGCCGCGTCATTCCTACAGACTTGGCAACAGCGCTTATATTGCGGTCACTTAGTCTCTGTTTTATTTCATCTAGTGTAAGCATTGTTTAACCTTTTTGTTATTAGGTGTTGACACAATAAACCATAAAGCATAGGATTACAACCACTGGCTGACTTAGCCAGCAACAACCAAACGGGCTACAGAACATGATAGACGTTATTGATTACACCCAGCATGAGGGTGAACTGCCAGCAACATGCGCAGTTATTAACATGCCAAACAGTGCTTATCACACTCACCCGTCAATAAGCAAAAGCGGGTTAGATTTGATAAACCGCAGTATCGCCCACTATGAGTACCGCACGCCGTTTGAACTTACGCGGCACATGGAGATAGGCACCGCAATACACGCCGCGCTTTTCGAGCACGAGCGATACAAGTCTGAGTATATTCTTTTGCCTAACGTGAAAGACCGACGAGCTAGCGAGTACAAGCAGGCTGTGAAAGCCGCAGGCACTAGCGAGTTGGTTTTAGTTGGTCATGAGTCAGACAAGGTAAACGGCATGTACCAAAGCGTTAGCCTAAACAAAGAAGCTATGAAGCTTCTAAGCGAAGGATACCCTGAGCTGTCAGTGTTTGCCGTATGTCAAGCAACCGGATTGCATCTTCGCTGCCGTTTCGACTTCCTAACGCGCGGCGGAGTCGCTGTTGACCTAAAGAAAACGCAAGACGTTCGCTATGACAAGTTCCAGCGCTCTATAGGGTCTTACCGTTATCACGTACAGGATGCGTTTTACATGTATGTAGCGGCACTTGCCGGAATCAACGTGAAAGAGTTCAAGTTTTTGGCAGTAGAAGAGCAACCGCCGCACTCCAACAAACTATACACGCTTGATGATGAAGCTAAAGCAGTGGGTCGCCGTGAATTTAACAGGGACTTAACCGCATACGCTGAATTCAAGAAAGCCGGCGGAATTCCTGCAGGTCTTGTTCAGGAATCAGAGTTAATGAGCCTGCCAGTATGGGCGTTAGACGACGAAGCAGACGCGGAGTATCAACTATGAATGATTTAAGTTTCACTATTAAACCAAAGTCTGACCAGTTAAACGCAGATGACCTTATAGCTGGACCTATCACGGTTACCGTTCAGGATGTTGTTGTTTATGAGTCCCCAGACCAGCCTGTTAGTGTTGTTATAGGTAACGGCTATCATCCTTACAAGCCTTGTAAATCTATGCGGCGATTGATGATAGCAGTGTGGGGTAAGCACGACAGCGACTGGATTGGTCAGAGTATGACGCTGTTTAACGATCCGTCTGTTACCTGGGCGGGCGCTGCAGTGGGCGGAATTCGCATCAGCCACATGACTGGCTTAACCAAGCCTTTCAGCGTTGCGCTGACTGCTACGCGAGGCAAACGCAAGCCTTACACTGTGGAGCCGTTACAGTTGCCGGCGTACCCTGCTGAGTCGTTCAACAAGAACAAATCGCAATGGGCGCAATTGATTGGTGAAGGCAAGTACACACCACAGCAAATCATTCAAGGTTGCCAGCAGAAGGGTTTGTTAACCGAAGAAATGAAAACAGAAATTTTAAACATGGCTCAACCGGAGCCGCAAACAGATGATGAGGATATGTAATCATGGCTAAACGATTAGTAGTTAAAACAGGCGAGTACACAAACCAGCAAGGTGAGACAAAGGGCGAATACACTAAAATTGGTGTAATTTTAAATAACCAAAACGGCGACTTTATTTTGATGGACCCGACCATCAATTTAGCTGGCGTGCTACTTAAACAGAATGCTCTAGCCGCCAAGCAAGGTAAGCAGCAAAGCGACTCTGTTATGGTCAGCGTATTCGAGGACCAACCTCAACAAAACGCACCGCAGCAACAGCCGCAAGGTGGATACCAGCAACAACCCAGCCCTAGCGGTGGCGCTCCGTTCTAATAAGGCAAGCCGGCTCAACAGGGCCGGCTCCACTGGTCAAACCACCTTGGCGCGTAGAGATGGTATATTGTAGGAAATGGAGGGGGATAAAATGATTGAAATAAAAAACAGATTTACAGGGGGAATTATCCACAGTGGTGATTTCCAAAGCGTTAAAGAATGTTTGCTTGATGCTATTAAAAATGACGCAAACCTACGGGGCGCAAACCTACGGGGCGCAGACCTACGGTACGCAAACCTAGAGGACGCAAACCTACGGGGCGCAGACCTACGGTACGCAAACCTAGAGGACGCAAACCTACTGGGCGCAAACCTACTGGACGCAGACCTAGGGGGCGCAAACCTAGGGGGCGCAAACCTACGGTACGCAAACCTACGGTACGCAAACCTAGAGGACGCAAACCTACTGGGCGCAAACCTACTGGACGCAGACCTAGGGGGCGCAAACCTAGGGGGCGCAAACCTACGGTACGCAAACCTACGGGGCGCAGACCTACGGTACGCAAACCTAGGGGACGCAGACCTACGTTGGTGTGCTGGCAATAAATGCGAAATCAAATCACTATGGTTTAGTGATGTATACCCAATAACCTATACATCGGAATATATGCAAATTGGCTGTGAGCGTCACAAAATTGCCGATTGGTGGGAATTTGACGACAAGCGCATTTTAAAAATGGATGGTAAAACTGCATTGAAGTTTTGGCGGGAAAATAAAGATTTGATTAAGCAGATTGTTGACGCCAATCCAGCCAAGCCTACAGGCAAGGAGTCTGACAAATGACAAAACAACAACTACTAGCGCTGTTGCGTGAGGCGCTATCTGACTGTATTTGCAAGGGTATAAGCATTAACGAGTATATCAAAGAGGTAGAGCGCACAAACCACGTAGGTGATTTGGAGTTGCCGGCGCTTTCATCTGACACCCAATGCGAACATGAATATGTCGTTAGATATGACCACGGCACATGCAAAAAGTGCGGGTGGATATTTACTGACGGCGGCTGGGGAACTGCTAAACGCATGTGGTTTAAAAGCCTTGATGATGCAAAGTTCTATAAGCAGCATGGTCGACTACCACAACCACCGGAGGGAGTATGAGTGAGTTAAAGCAAATGTTAAGTCTTCAATTAAGACTGGCGAGAAAGTCGGGGGCGAATGCTATGGCTGATTTACTTGGCAACTCGAAAAGAGAAATCGAGCGGCTAGAATCACAGGTTAGGCAAATGTCAGAGTTATGCTTGACGGTTGAGGAAGTAAATTCAATCAAAGCCGATGCTGTGCGTGAGGCTGCTAAAGAAATTAACTGGACTGCACTTACAAAGCCGCAGCAGGCAAAGGACGCGCTTGTTTATCTGGCGAACAAATTGGAGAAGGGCGAGTTATGAAAACCTGCGAATACCTGCGAAAGCGGATGCTGAATGAGTTGGTAACAATTCATGGCCCTAATTGCTGCGAGTACGCTGACATTGATGATGTAATCGAATTCATCCTCAGCCGCGACAAAGACCTTGCTGTATCTGTTTCTGAGTTCGTAAGCGCAACAGGAAGTAAAATCAAGGCCGCCGAGAAGTTAGGATGCAGCCGAAACACGATTTTGCGCTATGAAGATGACACAGATTGCAAATACCACCACGTTTACAATGGCCGATTGTTTACGGCTAAGGGTAGCGCGCAGTGAGTCAGGGTGTCTTATTCGGATACAGTGAAACATATTACGAGATACACGCGTATCTAATTGATGTCTGCTCGTATTCTAACGAGGCTGCACATGATTACATTTTAGAGGCTTGCCCGCATGTGCTGGCGCATGATTTTGTGCCAGCACCCGTTACAAGTTTGGAGTATGAAAAATGACCAAAAACACAGGCAAAGCATCGTCGCCAGGATTAATCGCCTTGCTTGAGCGTAACGGCGTAAAACCAACTGGCGACAGCGATAAAGATTTAAAATTGGCCAAAAGGTTTATGCCTAAGCCATATAGGTAAGCAAAAAGTAAGGAGCGGATTCGTGATAGAAATAGTAAGAGGGACAACCGATTTAATATTTTACTTTGGCGAAGATGCAGCGGCAGCTGCTTACGCGTCAATATGCCTGATAACCATTATGGCGCTAAAGGAAAATAAACTTCTAACAAAGGGAGCATTGCTGGCAGTATTGATTTTCCCGATTTACATTTATTTGACTCCGCTTTTGATAGGATTAATTTTGCTTATGTGCATCATTGCTTTTGGTTTTATGTTGGTTGACAAGCTTTGCGACAAGCCGGAGCTGGAAGAATTGCAGGATATTAACTATTACTCTGAATTCAAAACAACAGTTGATCACGGCATGAAAGAGAAATTAAGGCAAAAGCGAAGAGAATCAAAACTGGTCAAACCACATAATCGAAAAATGGTGGTATAGTTAAATTATCAACTAACGGAGAAATGAAATGCCAATTAGAGATGCTTGGAAATTTAAGTGGTTTGAGAATGGCGACTACAGCATACCATTTGACGAATACGATATTGAAGATGATGTAGCCAGCCTTAGCATAAAGGGCCGAATATCAGCCAGACTTACAGGTGAAGCGCGAAAGGCGTTTTTGGAAGAGATTAAATAAATATCAAGCGCAGCCGGAGGTCGCAAACACCGGCAGGTTTATTGGCTTAAACTCTATACATCATTATCACCACTTTAAATGATTGCTGAGACGCATACTTGCCAGATAAACCCGATTCACTCCCGTAAGGAGTGTGTTTTGAGGATTGCTAGTGTAAAGCGCTGTAACAGGTTCGAGTCCTGACCATCATCATTAACCTGTGATGAAAGTGTAAGCCTAGCGCTATATAAGATTTACGGCACAGGTACTCAGTACCAGCAATCCATCAAAGCAACCAACAACACCGCAGCAGTAACGCGGATAACCAAGGATTTACTGCTATGCGTAGAAGAAATATAGAGGCACCTTTTGTACAAATTGGCAAGAATGCTAAGATATTTGAGTGCGGCATTTTGGTCGCTATTGTTCTTACTGTTTTTACCTTTGCTGTTTGCTCTGTCGGGCCAATGATTATTGGCGACTCATTACCGGAAGCAACTAAGGTTATCACAGAGTAGTTTCAACGCCACCGGCAGTTACGCATAATTTAACTGTTAGCGCAGTCGCGATGTGTGGCTACCTCAAACCGGTGGCACCATTTTTGGAGGAAATATGATTCTAACACGCCGGCTAAACGGCTGGACAATCGAAAACATAGCGCTAAAGCACGGTGTGCGCGTTGAAACTGTCGTGGCTTATTTGCGGGATCGTAGTGGGGAGTGGGTTAAGTGAAATACATGGGAAGCAAAGCGAGGCACGCAAAAGAGCTGCTACCTATAATTCTGCGTAACCGAAAAGAGGGGCAGTGGTATGTCGAACCATTCGTTGGCGGCGCAAATATGATTGATAAGGTCGATGGTAATCGTATAGGGGCTGATGTTAACCCTTATTTAATAGCGCTGCTTTGGCACTGCGAAGAGCAGAGAAGTCACGACCTGCCATCTAGGATATACGAAGAAGAATATACCCACATAAGGGATAATAAAAACCTTTATTCGGATTTCATTGTCGGGCATATTGGTTTTAATGCAAGCTTCGGCAGTAAATGGTTTGGCGGCTATGCTAGACCTAGAAAATCAAGCGGGTATGACAGGGATTTAATTTGCGGTAAAAACGCGCTCATAAAAAAGATGCCACTAGTGAAAGGGGTTACTTTTATCTGCAGTTCTTACGATGAATTCAAAATCCCACCAAAAAGCATAATTTACTGTGACCCGCCATACGAAAACACAACAGGCTACAAAGATAAATTTAATCACGCCGACTTTTGGCAGTGGTGTCGCGATAAATGCAAAGAAGGTCACGAGGTGTTTATCAGTGAATATAATGCTCCAAGCGACTTTGTTTGCGTGTGGGAGAAATCAACAGGCGTATCGGTTGCGAAAGATGGAAAGCATAAAAAGGCAACAGAAAAGCTATTTGCGCATGAGTCACAAGTCGATACTTGTAACGATATTGGAATTATTGATTAGCCGCCTTCGGGCGGTTTATTATTTCTTGCTATCAATACCATTCTTTTTGTCATAGCTACGCATACTCGCAACGCCAAGCAAAGCCATGACCAATCCGATAATGTCAGACACGCCTAAATCAGGAAATGCGGGCACAATAAGGTTAGATGCACCATCCCAAGCGTTAAGCATAGTAATCGCCTGCACGGTCCATATGTATGTCATAACAAGCGCTTTAGGTACATACATTAGGAATAGTGACACAGCACCAACCCATCCTATTGCAGGTCGCCACCACGCTTGAAACTTGCTTTTACTATTAGCGTCAATCTTGTTTATGTCAATCTGACCAACCAAAAGCTTAACTTGCGCCTGCAACCTTTCCATATCGCCACTGTGAGCGATTGTGGCAAGCTCTAGTTTGCGCTTGTCGGCTTCATCAGCATCAGGCCAAATCTTGTCTATTATTGTGCTGCCTGCGTCTAACAGGGCTGTAATTGGGTCGGCTGCCATTAGCTCGCAATCTCCAAAACAAATGAATCTTCACCATACCACTGTAAGAGTAATTCGCAAGCTTTCAGTGAATCCACCGCGACGGGTTCGCTCGTCATTGGCCCGCCTTTTATGTCGAGACAGGGCGCAACGCAGCCAAGCAGATGCCTTAGGAGCGAAACAGGATGAATCTCAATATTCGTGCGCGGGTCAGTTTCTTCGTTGCGGAATTTGTACCAGCGATGCTTGCCGGTATGGTCGCGGTCTACGATGTATTGGCCTTCTGGGATGCAGGACGCTTTTCGCCAGTCTGAATTGATTTCGTTATTTCGCCAGGGTAGCTCTAATGTGTAGATTAGCTGGCCGTCTGGTAGATACCACTCACCGGCCGTGTAGTGTTTGTGGTAGTTACGGGTTATTTTCGCCATTACGCTTAGATTCCTGAGCTTTTAGCTTGTACTCTAAACGTCTATAGTACACATCGCAAGCATTCTTAACAGCAAGCGAAATAACACCGATTAGCGGTGCCCATGCTAACCAGTCTGGTGCGTATTCAGCGCACTGCTGCGCGACTTCACCACCGACAACCTTAACCGCCGTATTAGCTGTGCCTATGCCTATACCGCCAACGCCTGCATAGGTGATAGCTTTGCTTACAGTCGCATTACCATAGTCACTAATCGCCCTCGTTATCGTCCCTATAATCTCGCTTAAGTTGCTCATGGTTTTGCGCTCTCTTTCGTATGTGACTGATTGTGCCATAAATTGACCACCCCAATAGGATTAAAGACAGCATTTCGATAAGATCCCTTACTGTCATTATAACCCCTATCAAGGCTTGCAAGTATTAGCAAAAAGTTTAACGCATTATTCAGCAAAAAGTAAGACTCTGATATTAGCGTTTGATTCTCATAAATAAAGTAATCAATGCCAACAAAAAGATGAAATGCAGCGTAAACACATAGTGCCGTAGCAAGCGGTTTTCTCGCATAGAATGCAGGAAAAATAAACGCCATACCCTGAGTGAAGTGGTTTATGACTGCCGTGTGTGAGTCGAATAGCGGTGAGCCGTATGAGTAGTAAAATGTGAACGCGAACGGAATTGAAAGACAAAAAGAATTAGCGGTACGCAGAAAAACTGCAATACCGCATACAATCAACAACTGAATTAAATCAGTTATCATTTCTTTTTGGTGCCGCCGGTGCGGGTCTTGCCTTTGGTTTTGTTGCCTGCCATATCCTAGCCCTCATAGTTACGCGGAGATTTCTTAGTTGTCATAATTTACCCTTAAAAATAAGTTAATGCGTTAAATTCAAAAACGCCGCTGTATGCGCCGTCGCCTGCTGTTCCTGATTTTTCCATATACAGTACATCACCTGCGCTGAAATATCTATCAGATAGGGAAGAAAGCGATGAAGTTAGGTTTTTAGCGCTAAACGCAGCGTCGCCAGACGTACCCACGCCAAATGTAACCATTGTTGTTACCGTGCCTCCAGTATCACGCTTTTTGAGTTGCCAGAAGTCGTTAACGGTAGCCGTGTTCGCATCCTCAAACACGAAGTGAACCTTTAGAATAACGCCTGCTGTCGTCATCCTTTTGCACAAGTAAGTCGGGCCTGCCGCGATACCTGCTGTAACCTGCGCCGACTGGAACTCAGTGTCTGAGATAACGTTATTCAAGCTGGAGCTTGAGCTAAATACATCGGTAGCACCAGAAAGGATTGAGCCAGATTTTATGAAAATGTGGTCATTCGATTCTGTTGTTACAATGTCAAATACACTGCCGGTTACGTTGTGTGCAATGATATTCTCAATGATAATCGGGCCATCGCTGAATCCATTAATTCCGCCGTGGTCTGCATTGATTCTAAATACATCTCCAGTCGCCTCTCTAAAAATCATGTTAGAGAAAATCAGGCTATTGGTTAATTCAGCAGGAAGCCACACGGCAGCCCATCCACCGGCATCTGTGTTCCAATTTGTTATGGTCATATCAGAGAAGACGTGAGCCTCACCGCCCAAATTGGTATGGGTTGCACCCTCTATGGTGATAGCCTCCTCCCTCACCCCGTCAATAGAGTAGCCAGTGTGGACCGTGCCAGTGAAAACGCCCTCCGTGTCAATGGCTGGTGTGGGCGGCGTGGTTGTTGGGAATATTGAGGCTCCAATGCGGATACCTTGACCGCAATCAACAATCGAGACGCCAGAGCCAGCAAACGACCTTGCATGGTCTTCGAAGTGGATAGCCTCATTGCGACAATCTTTAATCAAGGCGCCTGAAAGGGCAATACCTCTAAAACGTTCAGGCTCGTCTGACTCGTTAGCCAAGGCAATGCCGAAACCCTCGCCGATTAGGTTTGCGTCAGATATACCTGAAATCAGTATGCCGGACATCGCGCCGCCGACCATTTCGCCGTCTAAACTAACGCCGATCTTCCCTGCGTCGTTCGTAGACGAGCCTTTAAAGAAGCCATTAACCAGAAGAAAATCGCTACCTTCATGATAGTTAGGGTCTGCAGGGTCCGTGACAAACGCGTCTGAAAACTGAGGCTTCCATAGCAGCCCATAATCTTCAAACTCCAGGTTAATATCTGACGCGTGATGATAGTGTGACTCATTAACGTAGAATATAGGGTAAGTTCCACGGCCTGTGAACGCACCAGTAATGCCCTTTACTATTGTGTTGTCAGCCTCTTGTATGGTTACTCCGCGTAAAGACTGTGATGCACCAACAACATTAAAATTAATCCCGCTAACAAACAAGCCGTCTGCACCATTGCATCGAAAAATAGCATCACCGACGCCGTACCCGCTTGAGTCGGTAGCTGTAATGGATGACTTGTTTGATTCGCCAACTATGGTTTTGTTTGTAGTTAGTACTGGAACTTGCGACTCAACGTTGAACGTTCCGTCGGGCACAACAACCTTATCACCGTTGGCTAATGAGTCGATTAACACCTGCCTAGAATCAGCAGAGCCGGAATCGTCACCGCCAAACGCATCAAGGTCAGATCCTTTTTGAATCTTGCCAACCCGTCCATTAGCAAACGTAACATCACCAGCCAAAGCCACATAGCCAAGCGTTTGCAAGATGTACTTAGCATTGCCTCGCTCTTGGCAGATAAAGGCTAGTCCGTCAGTTTCAGGCTCCAGTGCTTCTAGTCCGGCAAATGTCTCTACCTCAATGGTGCCAGCCTGCCAACTCGCTGAACTTCCGTCAGTGGTCAGGAATTTCCCCTGTTGGCCTGTTTGCGTAGGGAGCGCACCTGCAATAATACTGTCGATATCACTCTGAACGTTGCCGCCTACCGTCTTGATATACTTAGCGTCAGCGATTTCCGATGCCTTGCCTACTCTGCCATTAGCAAACGTTACATCGTCACCGGTGGCTACATAGCCGCTCGCCTGAACGATGTAGTAATAAAGGTTTTCACGACAATAAATCATCAGGCCAGTTTTGCTTTGCGTGCTGGCTGTTAATTCCGCTAAGGTTGAATATTCTTTCATCGCTAAAATCCTAGATTGAGGCGTTAACTGTTACTGACGCGCCGCCCGATACATTGTTAATTGTGGCTGCTGTGGTGTCGTAGAATCCAGATACAACAACATTACTTACCGGTGTCGCAGCGTCCACGCGAACAATATTTCCTGTTCCTACGTAGTGAATGCCGCTCATATAGATATCACCTACCGCACCGGTTGTTTCGATGTTCATTAGCGGCTTAGATGTGCTGTCAGACATAATATTCATGAAATGGAAGTTGTCATTGGTGCCCGCACTCTGATTATCTTCTATCTTAATGATAGAGTCCTGAATGTTGTCAGCCACAAAACCATTGACCCTGACATCCGTGCAAGAGTCAAGGATGATGCCGTAATAACCACCGTTACCACCTCTCGCGCCATTGCCGTTTGAGCAATTGAGCATTTTAACGTTAGTGCATAACTCCACCCTGAATCCATCCTCATTGGGACCAGCAGCAGATGCGTTATGCTGGTCTGTCATGTGACAATTGGACACAACGACATCATTCCAGCCGCGAAGCTTTAAGCCGCACTGACCAGAAGATAAAACATTAATGTTACTCACTCGAAGAGTGTCAACGTTACCCAAAACATTACTTGCTGATAAATAAATAGCGTGTTCGCCTGAGTCCTCAACAACAACGTTTCTAACGACCATGTTAGGGCCGCCGCTTGTGATTGCGTTTCTGCCAGGGTCGGGTGTTGCGTTTGAGTTGATGGCGCGAACCGTCATGCCGTCAATGGTTAGATTAGAGATTGCGCCATGCACTGACACGCCGGAGCCGTAACCGTCGATGATAATATTTCTAATATCCACATTCTCGACGCTGTTGTCGGGGTTTCCGTCCATGCACCAGAAGATATTCTTGAATGAGATACCGTCGTACTCATGGTTGTTGCCGTTAATTTTAAACGTGGTGTCACGAGTTTCACCGCTACCGGCGGCGCTAGGCTGTTCGCTTTGTGCCTCAATAATAGTGCCGACCATCTTGATATTGTCGCCGCTCGTAGCGATAGCGCGATCAAAGTAGTTGGAGCCACGCCAGTACACGTAAAACCCGTTCATTTCAGTATCATCTTGAATCTGAATGCGCGTAGAATTTGAGGTGTCCGTCTCGCTAAACTCAAGACGCGAGCCGTTCCATTTTACGTATGTTGCAGCCTCGAAGATAATTTGCAGGTTACTACTAACCAATGACGAGCATAGATAGCGCTTGCCCTTCAGTAGGTTGCACGCCTTATCGCCGATGCGCGATGCCCAGTTAACAATGGCTTGGGTGTCATCGGTTGAGCCGTCGCCGACTGCACCAAACCATTCAGGCTTACAGAGATTGTCAATAAACCTGATTTTGGCAACGTTGCGGTTATTGATGCGCACATCACCGGCAAGGATGGTCGTCGTGTCTGGCGTGATTAAGAAATAAGCATCGCCATAGTTGAGCACCTTAACAACGGTGTTGACCGGATAGGATGCCGACGAAAGCTCAGCGAACGTCTCTACCGTCACATTGTTATTAGTTATTAGCACATTGCTGATTGTGTGCTCAGTAATCAACCCCTCATTAATGACAATGTTGTACTCGCCTGAATCGATGTAAAACGCGTAATTACCCAGAGAATCAGAGTTTACAGGATTGTCAATGGCCGTTACTCCGTCATCAGAAAACAAAGCAGCCTTTTCGCCGGTGTAGGTTTTCCTGACTGTCACGGTTGCATTTACAAAGGCGATACCTGTAGCCAATGATTCACGCTGATTGAAAACAGAGCCTTCATACTTAATCATAATGCGGGTCCACCATTACTGAACAATATTGATATTTCACAAGTTGCGGATACTGTATCGCCATTATCATCTGTTACGGTGCAAGTAACAACCCCGTCAACGTAATCATTGAAGCCCGACGCAGACACCTTGGTTATATTTGAGTTTGGCGATAACACAGAAAGCCTAATTGTACTTGATGTCCATTCATAGGTGTAAGGCTCAAGCCCGCCACTGGCGTTCGCTGTGATATTGGGTGTTGTGTAACCGCCGTTGCTGGTTTCAGCGTTAAAAGTAGATGGTGTCACGTAAAGCGCCAAGCTAGGTGACACCGGAGGCGTGCTGTCTGTCGCCAAAGCAACTCTTGCTGCACCAATCATGGAATAGGACTCATATCGTTGCCAGCGTTGAACACATACCACGCTGAGCCGCCGAAGTTGGTAAAAACGATGATGTCTTGCTCGCTAGCTCCTGTTGATATTGTTGGTGCTGTGCCACCTGCGCCGTACAAGCCGCTAAAGTCGATTCCCCTACCGCCTGTGCCGTCCTGAGTGAATCGGACTGTAAACGTAAAGGACTCGCCGCTTGTTACGTTAGCAAAGGCGATAGATGTCACTGACTCTGTTAACGTCTTAGACTGCACTGTGCCGCTTTGAGCGTCTAAAGTAAGTACGCCGGAATTAAGATTTGGTATGCCTGCCCGCTCATTGATTTTTTTTGTGCGGATAGATGTTTGTAGCGCCTGCAATTGGTTGCCGTTATCCATGTTGATAAACAAGTCATCATCAGCAACACCTGTGCCACCTGCCACGACGCGGTACATTGTGTACGAAAGCCCGTCAGTAAACGCAGCATCCCCGCAACACAAAGCCTTGTCGCCAATTACTAAATCAGCCTTTTCCGCTTCTGTGATAGTGTCGTACACGTAAGGGTAAGCAGACGAACCGCCGTCAACCTGCGAGCTAAATGCATTCTGCCTTGCTCGAATTACCGTGCCTGCCGGATAGCTGCTGGTTAAGAAGATAGTACCACTTGCGCCGTCTGATACGCTGTAATCGATATCTTTAAACAATCCCTTGCTGTCAGTTAATGGCCCGTTAACGTCCAGCGTTGACATCGAAATGTCCACATCATCAAACGTTACCGTGGTCTGTCCGCTTGTTAATTCAATCAATTCTTCAATGATTGTGGTCGAGCCGATATCCTGCAAATTCGGATGACTGGTTTTAGGGCTGTAGTAAACCTGCTCTAGGCTCTTGTCAAGCACCTTCCAACTGAACTCACCGTCAACCGCTAACTGGGCAGGGCTTCCGTTATAAGATGCCACGCCGCCGAGACTAAGCTCAACAGGCTGCTCGATAGATACCGTTGTACCATCTTCCTGAATTAGCTTTACACGTTTTTGATACGCTGGCACCTCTGGGTCTTGACCAGGAATGCCGAAATACATAAAGCCGTTAGAAACAGGTTTAGGCTTATCAAAGTAATGAACAGTGATGTACGGATTATCTACCCGCAATCCTGTTTCAGCTTCTGATAGCTCGTTATTGATTATCTGTGCGTTTGTCATCTTCTGCCTCTATAGCTGGTGTTGCCATAACTCCTGCCGATGCAGAGTTGACGGCCTGATTGCGTACCTTTTGAGCGTAGTATATCGCATCTTTTACAAACTTGTCGCCAAACGGCGCATTGACTAATGACTCAGGCGTTACATTTGGATCGAGCAATAGCGCCGTCAAATCTCCAGAGTTGCGCTGTGACTTCGGTGTGTTTTTCAGGTAAGCCTTGATAATCTCTCTGCCATTACCGCCAGCCCTAACCAGTGCGTCAGCGTACTTGGCGTTTCCTTGCGTAATATTGCTTGCTGTGCGCTTTGCAATCTGCCCTATTAATGGCAGTGTTAAAGCGCCAATGCCAGCACCTGTCATACCGCCGAAAGCGGAGCCTATAGCAGCGCCACCACCAGCCCCGATAGATGCTCCCATCATACTTGTTGCTTGATTCTCAGAAATTCCAAACTTACCTAAGAATTTAGCGATGTTGCCAGCCGTGGTGCCTTGGGCGACCTGCTTTAATGCCGCAAGTTCATCTGCGGTAAACCCTCGACTTTTCTTTTTACTGCCGAGTATCTTTCTTGCCTCCACCCTAAGTCCGTTTTCAAATCCACTGGCTGCGTTACTGGCTCGCTCAATCATGTCTGATATTTGACCTGACTTCTTGGCTCTTGACCAAAGTTGTCTGGCTCCCTTGTATTGGCCGCCTATTGTCTCTGATAGCGAGTCAAGGCCATTATCAAGCTCGTTTATAATGATTGTGCCCATGCGACTTTCGGCAGGATCAATGCTGTCTGCCGCTGCTTTGGCGACACGTCGAAGCGTCTCAAGGTCGGTCAGTCTTTTCTCTGAACCCATTTCCTCGCGGAGCCTACGCATCACTGCTGTTGACTTAGGGTGCAGGTCAGCGTCAATACCTTGCTTCGCTACCTTTTCAGATATTCTATTGACAAATGAGTCGTATACAGAGGGTTTGACTCTAACCCCTAAGTTGTCAAGCTCTGTGTATATATCTGTGGCTCTTTTTTCTATTTGCTGGATAGTTGGAGCAATGGCAGTAATGCCACCTTTCGGAGCGTCAGGCATATCCACTTTTAAGCCTTTGGTTTTTACGCCAAGGTATTCCAATGCGGCAGCGGGTATAGCAGATGCTCCAGCGGCTAATGCTGGGCTTCCCGTCACATTAAACACGGCATCGCCAAGCGCTTTTTCTGCGCCCTCTATAAACTCACCTACCGGCTGCAACACCTCGCCTACTGCCTGTGTGTATTCTTGTCCTGTACGTGTTTTTGGTTGGTAAGTTAGAGCCTCTCTTGTGCCTTCAACCCATTCTGTGCCCTGTCCTTCTTCACCTGGAAGTACTGCTCCAGCGATACCGGCCAAGCCAGCGACAGGCTCTGCGACGGCAGATGATGCGGCAGTTAGCGCAGTTTCAGCTACACCTAAAGCTTTATCGGTCACGGTTGCCCTTGGTGGCACAATCTCAAACCCAGCGGGTAGTGATTGCTTTTTAACCACCTCGAAACCTTCTGGCAACTTAGCCATTATTAGCCTCCCATTTCCCGTTGCGCATAATCATTTCCTCGCCGGTGGAAGGATTGCGAATAACTGTGCCTTCAGGGTAAGTGTTGCTTTCTTGTTGCGCCTCTGGCGTTACTTCTGAGTCAAAATCAAACTCAAACTCCATTGCATTTTTAAGCTCTGACGCTGTGGTATAGTCTTCGCGCTCAACTGCCCGCTTGATAGCTTTCTTCGCTGAGCGTTCAGCAATTTGCAAAGCCTGATTAAGTAGCCGCCTGTTCGATTCTGGACTTCTTCCGAAATTAGCTCTGATTTTCTCAAGCCTTGCGCCTTCGCGCTCAGTAAATGCAGCACCAAACGTTGCTCGAAGGTCGCCAAGTATTGCCTGGCCCAAGTTAGCGGAAAGCTCGCCCTCGTCAGCGCCCTCAACGCCAAACAACTGCCTTGCGGCAAGTGCGGCTCTGTCAATACCGCCCGTCTCTACTACTTTCAGCAGTTCAATTGACCGTTTAAGTGTCGGAATTCCTTTGGCTGCGTCAAGACCTTCATCGATAACGACTTGCGCGGTCTCTGCTCTGCCTTTACCTTCCGTTTCAGCCTGCTTTAATTCAGACTTAACTGACGCCACATCCTCAACATTGCCCCTTTCTGCAATAGTGGACTCAGCAGAGGCTACCGCTCTCGGGTCAAGGCCGAGGGCAATTCTCGCTGACTTCGCCACAACCGGGTCGTCCGACTGGGTATCTTGTAGCAATCTTTGTCTTTCGATTACGCTATTTGGGTCTTTTGCACTGCCGCCACCAAACATCTGCTTATAAGCATCAAGTCCGTAAGTTTCGATGATGCCGAAATCAACAGCCATATCGTTACCGCTTTCGATGGCTTGGTAATCCTCGCTATCAAAGTCAATTAGCGGGTTTTGTTCGGCTGCTAACGTCAATTGCTTGCGCGTCTCAGGATCGGCCTGCTTGTATTGAACAAGAAATTGGCCTGTCGCTTGTTTGATGGCGTTAGACCTCTCTGCGCCATGTGTGGCTGCAATTTGGTCATAGCGCTGCGTGATGCCTTGGGCGATACCTGGGGCGTACCCGTACAACTCAGCAATAGCGTCAGTGTTACCTTGAGCGGCTAGCGGCGCAAGCTCTTGTATTTTACGCTGCGACTCCATCTGCATTTTATTCTGCTCGATGGCTTGTGCGTTTGATTGGGTTTGCTGTGCAATGGCGGTTGGATTCAATCCACCTAAGCCTAATGCTTGTGCATAGTTTACCGCCATGTTACCCCCACTGATTATTGATTAGGCCTGTTAGCTGGCCCATGGTGCTACCAAAAATATTTGCTTGCGTCAGTGCGTTCTGCGCTGAAATATCGCCGATATTTGATTGCTGCTGTGCGATACCTGAACCCAGCGCCTGGGCTTGCGATGCGCCCTGAGCGGCTGCGCCCACGCCCCAGTTGCCAAGCCCTGTTAAAATATTCTGTTGACTGTTTAGGTAGTTGGCGCCTAATTGCGGGGCGATGGTGGCTAGTGCTGCCTGAGTTGAGCCAGAGCGTAAATTGCCGGTGGCTGCCGCATTACGTAACGCCGCCTCTTCCGCTTGCGCCTGATAGCCTTGAAACTCTTGGCTATTGTAGTAATCGGTCAGCATATTTGCACGATTGTCAGCGCCAAGCATACCCTGAAGACCGGTGATAGCGTCATAACCAGCCTCACGATATGGCTGTTGAAGTTGTAGCGCCTGATTAAACATGCGCTCTTGAGATTCGATACCAGCCAATTGCGCCTGAGTCTGAGCCTTGGCCGCTTTGCCTGCTTGATTGCTTGAGTAAAGGCCGCTAACTAAAGAGCCGCCCAAACTTGCGATTGTGCTTAAAATACCCATTATAGAGCCACCCATCCGGTTGTTGCGCCAACTGTACTGTTATAATACTCTGTTGGCCCTGTTGTATCAATGTACTTAAGACTGTAGTTAGCAGCGACTGCGCCCTCTGGCGAACCCGCGCCGATAAGTGGTGAGAATTGACCGCTATTTGCAGCATCTATGAGATCGCGAACATCGTTTTTCATATACAGGTAATCTCGTGCGCGGTCTTCATTTGTTGCTGTAGCAATAGCCTCAAGCGTTAGTAGAAATTGCAATGATTCAGGAAGCATCAACAATCATCCCAGAGAAAGACATTCTATCTTTAGTGATAAAGCGAAAACGGAAGGCGACATTGTGCCGGACGTAGCCGAGCCTGTAAGCCTTGTATCGCTTGTCGTAATCACCAAAGACGCCTATTTTGTTCCAATGCTCTTGCCCCCACGTCACAGCGTCAAAACTTTGACTGAATGCGCATTGAAAGTCGTCACTGCCGAATCCAGGCACTGTGGAAAGCTCGATTGAGTTGATGCTTAACGACTCTGCCGGTACAAATGGTGTGTAGAACAGCGCCTCTTGCTCTTCGTCGTACTGGCTGAACACATCGTCGTCAAGCAGCGCAATCTTGCTGTCCTGAATATCTCCGTACACCCATTTATTGATACGCGGGTCCAATATACCAAACTTACCACGCCACACTTCATTTTCACCGCTCTTGACGTAGGACCATGCATTCTCAGCGCCGTACTTCTTCGCTATGGTGTGATTGAATAAAAGAGTGTGCCTTGGCAGGTGGACGTACATAAAGCTAATGCCGTTAGCTGTGCGGGCCTCCATGTACGCCGATGCAATCTCTGACTCCGAATAGGTGTCGAGTATTTTATTCACCTCTTTTGAGGCGATGCTGCCGCCGCCGAGTTGGTGAATGCTTATGCTTTCTTCGCGGCGATTGCCGATAATAAAGATGTCGTTGCCGATGCGTGTTTTGCAGTGCGTTCCAACAATGCCAATCTGTATCGACTGCCCTTGGATAGGTGCTAATACGCTCGTGCCGGTCGCTGCATTCGCGTTGAAATAGAAAAACTCTGTAGAGTAACGATTGAACGCAATAATCTGGTTTGAGTCAGTGCGAAGAAGTCCTTTGATTGGGTCGGCTGCAAACTCGCTCGATGAGTACTTGAGCGGGTCAATCGTGTATTCATTATTTATGTTGGTGTGAAACAGTGACTCACCATCCGTCATCACATAGATGCCTTTAAACCACGTGATGTCGATTGGAAGACCTAAATCGGGGTCGGATATAGGTGTCAACGTATTGTCGTCATAAAGAAACAGATTGCCGTCTGAAAGTACAGCTTGCGTATTAAAGCTGTTGGCAAACGAACAAATGGCAGAACCACCGATAAAACCAATTCGGCTAACCGTGCCATCTGTCAGTACGCGCTGTAGATAGTCACCGGATACGCGGAAATGCTTATTAAACCGTTCATTAAAGTAAGCACCGCGTGCTGGGCCTAGCGTCTCGCCCCACTCAACCAGTCCAGGGTGAGTAGTAATGTAGCCGTCGTCACTCTCTGTGCTATCGTCAACCAAAAACATATTCACCGGCAGATTGGACCGGTAATCACCATTCGATTTTCTTGTGCCTTTCGCTAACGGTAGTCGCATTAGACCTCCGTGACTATCATAAACGACTCAGCACCCATCGTGACATTGCGTGCCGCCGTGAGATTTTCAACCTCTAGGCGAATTCGGTCATTCTTTTTAAGCGACGACGAGAAGTTGATAGAGTACGTGGCAAAATCATTAGGGCCAGCTAAGTTGGCAATCTCTAGCCCAATATGGTTTATCACCTCTGGGAAAGTTGAGCCGCCATCAGTCGAGCGGGTAACTTGAATATCAACTGAGTCGCCAGCGTTACCTTTAATCTGGATGGTGCCTGAAATATCGTAAAGGCCGTTACCAGTTAAAAGTCTGATTTGCCCATTGACCGGCGCATCAAACTGCACTGAGTCAGATACAGTCATCGTACCAGCTAACGGGTAGTACGTAGATGCCGATGCGATATTCGTTACAACCTCCGCTGTACACACAGTTTTGATGTACTTTTGTGTATTGGGTAGGCCGGTGTTATTTCCCCAATTTGACTTTACTGAAGTATGGTCAATGTTTGGGTATAACGTGGTGTCGGACGCATCCAGAACGCCTTGTCGCTGCACGTATGCGCCATCAAGAATTAATGATTCATCATTAGTTACATTGCTAGGAGAAAAGTCTATCAGTGCGCCTGTAGCGGGCATGTTGCAGTTTATATCTGTGATAAATCTACCGCCATACACAAAGCCGGTTCCAGCCTTAAACAGGGATGTGAAGCTGCTCATGTTGAAAGCAATGCTGGTAGAGATGCGATAGCCGCCACCCCATGAGCCAGAAAGCGTTAATTCAGGTGTGCCGCCCAGCCTGCCGGTGCCCACTTCCAAGCCTTGACGATAACCGTTAATCTCGCCTAATGATGTACAGTCAATATAGTTGACCGCGTTAAACTCAAACGCGTTGAACCCGTTAGCGTCAGTTAAATCGTAAACCTGCGAATTTGCACCGCTTGTGGTGATGTAGTATTGAGTGCCAAAAATAGTGCCCGAGCCACCCACTGGTGAAGTGAACATGGTGTAGTTGTCATCACTGCAAACAATACCAGAAACACCAAGACCCAAGCCGCGCATATTCATGCCGCCATCGGGAATTTCAATGCTGATTCCTGTGCCGGTTAAGTCAATAATTCCATCAATCACATACATTTTCGTCGGGTCGATTGTGGTGTTCAGGTCAGACGGAGACTGGATAATAACCTCGTTAGCATAGAGCGAGTTTTTGCTTGATGATGAGTTTTGGCTTTCCATCAATACAGAAGATTTACCGGTTATCTCATCAACAGATAAAACAAGCGTCCCGTCGCCGCAAATGCATTCTACAATGGGCGCGGTGCTATTTTTAAGATTAAACTTATCGACATGAAAGTATCCATCCGCTTTTACTGCTGACTTGCTATCTAGCGTTTTGTAGCGGAACACCTCATAAATTGACTGAACTGACAGGCGATCAAGGTTTAGCGATTGAAATGCCACGTTAACACCTCTCTACATAGTAGTAGTAAACATTGGTTTTTGTGTATCCTGCCGAGTCAGTGGCTTTTATGCAAAGCTTGTGCTGGCCCAACTTGTTAAACGTAGCAACTACCGACGACGTGCTATCTGTCATAGTTTCGCCTGACAGGGTGAATTCAGCATCATAGGTAACACTTGCCAGTGTTCGACCTTCAAGCCAATTCGACCAATCAACACTGATAGGCATAACCTGCTCAAACGTAACGCGCTGCGCATCACCGCGAACGGGCGTGTTGTAGAAATGATTATCCAATACGGGCCATTCTGTACCGCTACCCATAGGCAGGGTTTCAGGATATTGAGACGGTGCGACTTCTACAGTCATGCGCTCTAACGACCTTTCTCCCTCTGCCGCTAATTGCAGTAGTGACGGGTCGCCTTGCTTACCGTAAAGCACAGCCAAAGACTTAGCGACAATCTTTTTCACCGGCCCTGCAAAATTAGCCGTTAACCCTGAGTCGTCAGACGCTAGGCTTTGTCCGTATGATTCAGGCTGGTAATAACCAACATCTAAATCAAGCTCGCCCATGCAATCATCAAGGATTTGCAAGCTGATAGAAATCTCATCACCTGTCGGGGTGACTGTTATGCCGCTAATGCGTATCCATGCCAAAGCACCGTTGACAATATCACCCTTGGTTATCATCTGTTTTCGCCTTACGTGGTGCGCGTTTTGGCTTTGAGTCTTTCGCGCTTTCTGCGGTAGTGGTGAAGCCTAGCGCGATGAATGATTCCAACTGAGCAGGCTTGATGACAGCCTGTAGAAGTTCGTCATCGTGCTTAATAAATACGGTTTGATGTGACATTTTACGCTCCAATAAAAAAAGGGGCCGTAGTAGCCCCTTTAGTATACCGATAACGGTTATGCTTGTCCAAACAACTGCTGGCCCCAGAATGGGTTGAAGCAGGCGAAGGTCGGCAACACGTCGAAACGGTAGCGGTTTTTGTTAGCAACACCGTCGCTGAACTTGTGAACACGGATTGAAACGCCTTTGTGATTCACAATCATTGAGTCAGTTGCGTGCAGCTTAGGCAGCACAACTGAACCCATGCCAACGAAGCCTTCATGGTACGCAAGCGCCGGACGATAGGTAGTTGATACAGTACCATCAATCACAATCGCGTCACCAGAAGTCAGCGCAGACGCTACGGTATTGAACGCACCATTTACACCAGTCTCATAGATAGCCGCACCAGATACGCTGATAGTAGCATTACCTGAGCCGTCAGCAGTCGCATCCTCAAGCACAGTCAGTGAAATTGGAACCGGAGCGCCACCTTTCATGATTGTCTTGCGGTTACGCATGTTAACGATGTTGCGACCAGTGATTTTGATGTTCGTACCAGCAGTGATGGTGCCGGTAGTCGCAGTCAAACCAGTGATAGACAGCGTCATGCGATACGTGTCTTTGTAGCCGGTGTAAGTTGCGCTAGGCGTAGCAGCCAAAGTGATACCAGTCAGGTCATTACCTAAAGTGATTTCAGGCAAGTTGTTGCTGGTCAATACTTGGTTAAAGCCTGCAAAGCGCTCACGTACAACCGCGCCAGCCCATGCTTCATTCACATTAGGGTTAACGCCCAATGAAGTCTGAACGTCAGCCAATGCTACTTGGTCATAGTTAGACAGTGCGGCATACATCTTACCAGCAGGTACGCCGATTTCCTTGAACAATGCGCCAGCTTCTGCAACATGCGCCCACTGGTCAATAGCTTGGTCAGGGTCGCCGGTTTTAAGTGCAGCATTCTTAACCATGAATGAAGCAAGCTCTGATTCAAGCTCAATAACCAAATCCTCAGCGGCTGGTTTGATAAGCTCGTCAAGCTGGTCAGCTTCAAGCGCTTCTTCAACCTGGGTGTTTTCCAAGTACACAGTAGCGTAGTTAGACACTTCTGCCTGCACTTTACCAACGCGGATAGGGTTAGCAGACGCAGAAGACATATCACCGTCAGTGGTGCGCTGTGGCACGTACTGAGCGGGACGCTTCATTGCCACCTGACCGTAATCGCCATCAGTTGACGGGTCAAAGTCATTAACCAGCTGCTTTGATACGGTATTCATTAAGACAGTAGAAGACTCCATGCCTTTAACGAATGATTTCAACAATTTCTTGTTGACGTTACTTTGATAATCATTAGCCATGATAATTCACCTTACAAAAATTCAAGCTTCCCGTATGTTTTCTCGAATTCATCAACTTCGAGCGCACCGCCGCCTTTTAAGTCAGGTTGCGGATCGGGAGCCTTAGACACTTTAGGCGTTTTAGATAAAGCCTTAGCTTTAATGTCAGTCGCAATTTTTACACTGGCTTCGAGTGGCGACATAGATAGCACTTCATACATTTCAGCGGGGTTATCCGCTAAGTACGTAATAACCTGTGGGCCGTTGGCATCCTTCATTAAGTGTGCCGCTAACTCTTGGCTAATACCGTGCTGATTAATTACCTGCTCTGCGCCGCGCAACTTATCAAGGTCTACGCCTGAACGCTGTGCGTTTTCAACGTACTTGTTAAGTATTTGCGATTGCTCATCTTGCTGACTTTTCTGCTGCGCCTGCTTTTGTTGGCCTTCATAAAAAGACTTAGCTTTAACTTCCGCGACCTGCTCAGCATACGAAGCCATATCACTATGGTACTTGCGCATTGCTTCCTCATCGTACATATCAGACGGAAACTCAGGGCGTTTGATTTCGCTAATTTCCTGTTGAACCTGCTGCGGCTGTTGATTGCCTTGCTCAAGTTCTGCCAGTCGTTTAGCTAATTCGTCACGCTCGCGCTCTGCCTGATAGCGTTTTGCAGTAATGTCGTTAAATCGCTTTTGAATGCCGTTTTGTTTCTCTTCGTGGTTTTCTCCACTATCCGGTGATGAATCGGCGGGTTCATTTAACTGTTCAGGCTCGTGGATTTCCGTTTCATCTACGTCCTGCTCAATCTCATGGTTTGCATCTGTCATATTGTAAGCACCTTTTGGTGAATTAAAGCCGTGTAAATGACACGTGGCATGTGTTGACATTCTAATCCTACCAGTGATAATCTGACAAAAATAACGGGTATGATAAGGTGAACTGGTAATGCCATATGTAGCAACAAAGCGAAGCAGTAGAGAAGAGTTAACAAAGCTAATCAGATTGATACGCGACAAGTTTGAATTAAAGGTCGGCGACCAATTGCCCGACCAGCGCGGCGCATCTGAACTTGTGGGCGTGTCTAGAACAAAGTATCGCGAGGCAATAGTAAGCCTTACGTTTGCTGGATACATTGAATGCTTTCAGGGTAAGCCGTCTGTTGTTATTAAAGATATGAGGGATATATGAAAAAATCCAAACTAGCACAATCCATCGACATCAAGCGCGAACACGATACTACTGTGGCGAACGTTCAAGACGCAATGAAGAAAATGATTCTGGCTATCGAAAACCAGGATGAGGAATTAATGGGCGAACTCGTAAAGCAGTACGGCGAACAAACTGTTAGAGCGCTGGGTAATAAGCTTGTCGAGCGCGGGCTATTGGGAAGGGCTGAGTATGGGCATTAATCGTGGCACGGGCAGGACTACCAAGCAAATGATTAACGCCAAGAATGGCGCTGTATTCGCGTGGCCCAACCATCACCTGCAATACCCTAGAATGCTGGCTGAACGCATAGGGAGAGCCGACCTCAAAATAGCGTCAGCCACGAGCGTTTTTGCACGAGACAATTGGCGTGGGAACATGGATATAGTCGTTGACCACGCTTGCTATTATTTATGCAACCCAGCGACCCTTGAATCAATAAACGAATACTTCAATTGGCGCAGACATAAGCTCAACAGCGAAGGCTTCAATAATGATTAACTGGCAACAACTAGCAACGCCGCCCGAAGTAATGGGCAACATGATAGCTGAGGCTATCGCGTGGGCGCAGATGGATTTAGCTTACGACAGAATCAGCTACTCTGAGTTCCTGTTTGCGCTAGATGAAATTTTTGAATGTTTGGAGGAATGGTGATGAATGAATTTATGCTTGAGTTGGTGTTTGGCTTGATTTGGTATTTATTGACAGGTTTTTGGTGTAGAAAGTTGGTAATGAATTACGGCACGAAAAAAGAGATTCCTATGGATTTTATACCATCCATCTGCTTTGTTCTGCTGTGGGCTTTGGTAGTGCCGCTAATTGTGCCAATAATGGCAGGGATTGACGATGCGTTTAAGAAGGTGAAGGAAGGGGTTTTGTGATGGATAAGGACCAAAAAGTAATCGCCTGCTTGATAGCGGTGAATGTAGGTTTTATTGTTTTTGTGCTGTTTACGGCTTTGTTGGGGTTAAAATGAAACCACACATAAAGAAAGTTAATGGGGTTTGGGAGTGTAGAGGTGAAATTTACACTGGACGCGCAGAAACCCCAAAGCTTGCGTTGTATAACCACTGCCTATGCATCCAAGTTTACCCAACGGCCATTGTCAGTGATATTGAAAAGGTTATTGACTGCTGGCATAAGCGGAATAACAGAAGGGGCTAACTAGCCCCTACTGCAATCCTGTTAACTTACGCGCATTCTCAATGCGCTTACTAACTGTGTCAGTGTTTTTATTCACTATGTCAGCGCTGGCCTTCTGCGCATCAATCGTAACCTTCTGGCGTTTGGTTTCTGCATCAAACGCCTTAACCTGGACCTCTGCCTGTTTCGTCAGCGCGTCAGCTTGGTCAGCCTTGGCTTTCTCCATCTCAGCCATTGCCAGCAGCGTATTAGCGTCTGGTTGTTGATTCTGAGCAGCGGCTTGCATTTGCTGTTTCTCTTCGTCTGTCATTTCATCAAACGGAATCAAGCCTTGTTGCAACATCTGCGAGCGGCGACGTTTAGAAATGATATCCATATAAGGCGCATCAACAGACTTAGCCATAATATCACCAGCCATAGCCATCCACGTTGGGTCAGTCTTAGCCAGCTCAATAAGCGCATCACGGGCAGCTTCAAGACGGTTGCTGAATGCAGGTCCAGTATCACAGTAAACCTGATAGCGACCTTGTGACAGGTCATTTAATACCACCATTTGCTGCGTCTGCGTGTCGTAAATCTCTTCGTTTAACACAACCTCTTCTTCGGTTCCATCCATGTTGAGAATGGTAAACTGTCTGCGAGTATCGTAGATAACCGGAATGGCTTCGCTCAATATCTCACCGGTGCGCTTAATGCCTTTAGCCAATGCGTTAACCCATTTGCGGGTTGTAGACATGCCGCGGTCAATCTGCATACGTAGCGCTTCTTCACTCATGCGTCCTGCATACTGCCCATTCATCGCATTGTTAACGCCAGCAGTCACCAGCAGGCCCATAGCCATTTCTTGCGCCGTATTGGTTAAATGCGGGTTAGGTGTCGCGCCTTGTGTTTCGTATGGCGGCGAAGCTTCACCGTCTGGATTGTAGAACTGAACAGGGTCGTTATTCGTGTTCATTGTCGCAAGCTTCTTCTCGTGACCTTTAGCTTGCTTAGGTGTCATCATTAGCTTCTTCTTAGGAGCCAACGCGCCCTCTTCAATCTCACGCGAGCGGGCATAGTTCAGGACGCGGTTATAGTCCATCATCTTCATTGTGATGCCTGAACAAATGCGCTTAGACGTAGAGCCCACTACTTCATAGTTGCCATACACAGTAACAACAGGGTTTGACCTGAACGCGGTTTCCTTCTCTTTGCTTAACCAGCCTTTACCGTCCATCATGCGGTAACAGAATTTACTGTCTTCGATTTCTTTCGTTTTGGCTACGGTTATTCCGCGCTGCGCCAACTCATCAACGACTCTCATGAACTTGTCGTCAATCTCATAGACTGAGCCGTTAGTCATTAATGCAACCTTGGTTTTAACCGGCTTGCGATAGTACTTGGTCGCAATGACAATAACTTCAGCCTCGTAATCGCTGAACTGGTCGTAAGTATGCGCGTCATCAATACTCACGCACGAGCCTTCGGGCCACTTCTCTTTGTATTCTTCCGGTGACAAGGAGTGCAACACATAGGTGCAGTCAGCATCTGAATTATCAGGCTGTGTGGCTGTAGGGTCTGTCCAAATACGATTAACAGCGTTTGGTATGGCCTCGATGCACAAGTCTTGCTCAAACGACCATGGGTGTGTGTATTTGTTCTTAACTATCCAGGCATCAAAACCACGACGCAAAATACGGCGGCCAGCATCACGATAAATATCGGTCGCGCCACTCATATTCTCAATCATGCGAATCATGCCTTCACGCAAGTCAGCAAGGTCACGACTCGCACCGTCAGACATTGGTCTTACGTTAATGGCAAAATCCATATCTTCGATTTCACCGGCGATAAATTCAATAGCTGGCGTGGTCTGGTCAAACGTATATCGCGGCCTGCGGTTGCTGTCCATCTGACGGGCTACATGCTCTTCCCATTGCCCATCCTTATCAAGCACAAACGCATCCTGTTCACGCATTAATTCCCGCATGTCGCGGTCTGCGTCTTGATACGCGCCTAATTCCTGTAGCGATGCGAGAAACTCACCATCTCTATCTTCTGCGCCTTTCTTACGTTTGTATGCCATGCTATTTCTCACTAGTAAAATGAGTCGAATTCGATTTCAACACTTTCTGACTTGCCTATTTTGTTAGCCTGCACCGCGTGCCTGCGCATCATGTACGCATAACGGATAGCGTCAAGCAAATCATCGTTCACCTTAACTATCTTGCCGTTGTCGTCACGGTGGTACTGTAAAAACTCATCAAAAACATCAGATAGGTTATCGAATATCTTGAATTTACCCAATTCTATCAGATTATACAATTCTACCAAACCTTGTTCTACACTGGTCGCGCCGCCCTTGGCAGACGTACCCCATGTGGCGTGCTCGTGCAGCATATTCCAACCAGCATCCTCGTAGTATGATTTCTGCTGATTACCTGTGCCTTTTTCAGTTTGGAACCCGTCAGCAGGCCATGCCGTTGGTGCATCTTTTGCCCATGATTTTACCTGCTGCCATGCTTGATACGGCTGCTGCTTCGACTTCTTCCATGCCCTAGCCACATAAAACACATCATTGTCTTTATCCCACCATAATTGTATATGCGCTTGCGGGTGGTCCCAGCCAAAATCCATTCCATCGATAACCCACCAATGAGCAGGGATGTCGAACGGCTTTTCGGAACACAAACTCTTAACGTCAAGGTCGAATATCAACCCAGCGCCTAACAATGGTATACCTTTAGTACGCATATCACGCTGCCATGCTGGGAACATGGCCAGTAATGTTTGTTTGGTTTCATCCGTTAAGTGCTGAGCATCATCCCATGTTGCACGCTGAATGTACTGTCCTGGCTCTGGGTTGTCCATGAATTGAACGACCAACTCAGTGCGCCCATTCTCAGGTGTGAATGTAAGTATGCCTCTGCCGCCATTGCCTTTGTCGCCGGTAGCGGTACGGGTTAATACCTGCGGGTATATAAACCGGTCCTTCGGCTCTTCGTCGATGTGATACCAGTCAACAGAGTCACCCATCAAAGCATGTTGCCCCTGTGAGTATGACCAAAACTGACAACGTGAAACGCCACCAGATTTATGCTTAACCTTTACCTCGCGAACGCATCGCGGAGTGCCCATCATCGGGATGGCGTCTACAATCCTTTCTTTTGGAATTATACCGCCTTCTAATTCTCCACCTGAATATGAGCCGAATATTGGTTGTTGTAAGATGTCACGTATCTTGTCGCCTGAATAACCTAGTATCCAGACTAGCGGGGGATGCTTAAATCTGTGCCCTTCCCAATCTTCTGGATAGTCGCCGGTCAAATGCACAGCGTCAACAAAACAACCCGTATAAGACTTTCCTACTCGGTTGGCCGCCATTAAACATGATGCAATATTATCGCGAGTGGCGTTTACAAACTTCTTTTGCCACCCGTAAAGAGTGCGCCAAGTGTCAGCAATCTTGTTAAGCCGTGAAATCTCTTTCTTAGCTTCAAGCAATGCTAACAGTTTAAGCTTCTCTTCATGCGTCATAGTTTGTCAGGGTCCACGCCTAAGTCCCGCAGCTTTGCGTCAACTTCTTCTGGCGTTAGTTGTGGGTAGGTGTGATTAAGGTCTTGCTTGTCTTGCCACCCCATGTTTTTAAGTGCGAAAATAGAGCCTGTACAACCAGGGAAATGCAAGTTCCCTTCGTACTCCATTTCAACACGAAGCCGCGCTCTTTTTATTATGCAAGAAAACTCTTTCCTTTTCTCATAATCATAAAGGCTTTGCCGGTCAGCGAAACCTAAATGATTAGCCAGTCCTGACATCGTTACAATCGGAATATCAACAGTCCCGCCATTGGCTGAAATCGTTCTAGTTGGTGGCGAATCAAAATAAGCATCAACCGCTTCTTGCAATTCTTCTGGCGTTTCAAATGCCAGCGGCCTTCCTCCCGCCATATATCACCTCAATCTCTGTATTTTCACTCTACCGTTACGCACATAGCGTACTGTTGTTATGCCCTGGTCACGTAAATACTTACGTAACGCTTTAGCCTGCTCAAGTGTAACCTGTCTATCCAGCCCATGTATAGTCACCTCATTCATGGGCCAGAAATACACGAGCACCGTGAAGCATTCGTATGTCATTTCGTCCGGCGTACTACCTATCTCACCGAACCGGTATGGTTCGATAAGGGATTGCATTTATGCCTCTATTAATGCTATGTATTTGACATCAACCGCACTGCTCGAAGTGAGACTTCCTAGCGAAATCATGTTTTCCTGATTGTAATACTCAAATGATAATACCGCCATGCTGTCACCATCGCCGTAAATATCGGCAAGCCCGTTAGTATATAGAACTCTGCGACCAACTGCGCCAGCGTGAGCAGTACCGAAACAGAAATCTGCATCACCGTTAAACCTCGCCACAGCAATATAACGCTTGCCAAACTTACATATTGATGTAATGTTTTGGCGAATACTCCATGAGGAGTTGGCCGGAGTTAGGGTTAAAACGCCACCAGAAAAACTAGACGTACAATCCGTCAACTCCCACCCTGTAGTGTCGGTATCAAGCGAGCCATTTGAAAGTACATTTAAACCTCCTTTTATTGCACTCAACTCGCAATCAGTCGTCACTACTGATAAAGGGTCTGTAGTACTTTTGCCAAATGCCACATATGTATAGTTAGGACGGTCCTGCAAACCAACAGAAAGCCCAGTAGCAAAAAGGTTAAAAGATGGGCTAGTGTCCAGCGGCGTTCCGTTTTCTTGTAGCTCAATAACACCGCCTGTCACCGCTGTGTTATCTTTTGAGTATGCCGAAGCAACAACTAACCACTCTTCACCCGCCGAACCAAACTCTAATGTCCCCGCTGTTGGGTAAACTAAGTCAGGATACTTGTGCAAAGGTGTATCCATGTTTCTGCATCGAATGCCTTCGGCAACCGTGTTCTTACCAAAGTCGTGAATATCTACATTGTTGTAACAGGATGCTTGAATATACGCATCGACCGATTTGGGGTGCAATTCAACGTCAGTATCGTAAAGAATGCCGCCAGAAAAGCTTAACTTTCCGCTGATATTTTGAATTGCTCCGCGCTCAAGCTGGCAATTATTCAAATAAATAGAGTTCAGCCTTTCTGCATTGCCGTCGTTTACGAAATAGGCACCGAATTCGCTTGTATTTCCTGTATTTTTTTCGAAATTACACTCTGTGAACGTAATGCCTCGGCAATCGTCGCCGCAATAAACAGCTACATTATCACTGTCCTCCATTATCATCACATCGACAAATTTTAGTGAGTTGCTGTTGTCGATAGAAATACCTTTAAACGAATTACGTATCCAGATATTTTCCCATGTCGTTAAAAATGTATTGGTTATCTCCATGGCGAAATTGGACGTAACATTCACGGCATCAATTTGGAATCCTTCAAACTTATTCTTTGTGTAATCAATTGATGCTGAACTGTCTGGCTCAAATGCAGGAAAATCGCCTGTTGGCCTTATAATTGAACCTTGGAAGCTTCGGCCAAATCCGGTTAGCTGCTTATCCTTTCTGTACCCCAGAGTAGCATCAATATCGTAACGAATATCAGACAGCACTGAACCCATGCTTGAATTCATAGCGTCTTGAAGTGAGTCGTAGTTATCAACGGATTCAGCGCTTCTTTTTATTGTCGCCACACCCCCAACCAACTGCACCTCATAGGGGCCGTCGGCGCATTGAATCTGAATAGCTACCGCTTCGGTATCTGGCAGGTCAAAACCGGTAAAGCGCGGATTGTCGTTAGTAAACGAATAGCCGGAGAAATAACCTGGCGCGGTAATGTCTGCGATAGTGTCGGTTGGATGAAAATACGTGTAGTCGTCTGGTATGCCGCGTGGATTACGCTTTTTAAGGTTAATGTTTTCCGGTTTAAGTGCCATTGCGCTGCCCTCATTGGTGATAATTCATTCTACAGCACATGACGCAAATAAAAAAGCCCTGCGGATAACAGGGCAACTGGAGGGGAAGAAACAAAATGATTTACTCACTCACACCATAGCGGGTTAGTTGTGTGGTGTCAACCATCCCACCCAGGCACCAGTTTAATTTCAAGCGGATAGCGTCCGGCTAAAATCTCCGCGCCGTTATCCAGTCCTTTGATGTACTGCTCAAAGGCATTAATCGCTTCGCCGGTTGTACGGGCATTAGGTACACGCATTCTCACCACCTCGCCGTTTACCTGGGTTTTGCATTGAAATACGAGGCTCACGACAACAACCCCCATCCAAGCATAAACAGCCACACGGCCCATCCAAAACACGCCGCAGCAACATTGCCTTTCGTCTGCTCGACATATTCACCCCATGCAAGTTCAAGCGATGCCCATGATATACCGGCGAATGTGACTACCATGTATGTGTAATAGAATTCGTTCATACCTCACCCCGTGCTTTTGCTAGTAGCATCTCGACCTCATCTGCCGCCCTGTGAGCATTTATATCTGTTAGTTGACCTGAAAGCTTTTCAAGCATCGCGTACATATCCGGTGCCGCTGCTATTAGGTGGGCGTTACAGTGAGACTCTTCGCTTATGTTGCATCCTGTATGGTCTGGGTCAAATCCCCACACTGTCCCAACAGTACCCGACATTGAATTAATTTCA